GAATCTTTGCCGGATATAAATAAATCTACACTATCAGAGTTTGTCTCGAATCCTTTGATAAAAAGATCGAAAATATTCGCAACAAAATCTTTGCCAGACAAGAAGAGATCTGTATTAGCTATCTTTGTTTCATTTCCATGAACGAATAAATTTAATTCCTGCGACCCTATATTTTTACCAAATATTATTAAATCTATATTTTTATTGTTTGCTTCGAAACCTTTTATAAATAGGTCTAGACTTTGGCTTTGTGAATCCTCTCCCGGTATAAATAAATCAATTAATTCGATTTGAGTATCTTTGCCACGAACGAAGAGATTCAAATTATTAGTTTCTGAATCTTGCCCACCAACGAATAAATTTATATTATTATTAAAATTATTATGGCCAATAATTACCAAATTCAAATTTTGAGAATTAGTATCTTTTCCATCTATAAAAAGATTACAATTATTATTAAAAGATTGATGTCCAAATACAAATAAGTCTATGTTGTCAGAATTCGTATCAAAACCAAGAATAATAAGATCTAGATTTTTATTTTCTGTATCTTTGCCGGAGATATACAAATTACAATTATTGTTTTGATTATCTTTGCCAGAAATAAATAAATTAAGAAATGGATTTTCAGAATCATTGCCCAATATAAATAAACTTATATTATTTGTTTGCTGTTGATATCCATTGATAAATAGATCAATTAATACTGTTTGAGTATTTTTACCATTAATTATCAAGTCTATATTTTGATTATTTGTGTTAAAGCCTTCTATAAATAAGTCTAAGTTTTGATTTTGTGAATCCTTACCAAAAATTATTAGGTCAATATTTTGTGATTCAGAATTATGTCCATTAATAAATAGATCAATATCATTCGTAAATATTTCATGTCCAATAATCGCTAGATCTAGATTTTCTGTATTTGAGTCTTTTCCTTGTATAAAAAGATCCAAAGATTCATTTGAGGATTCATATCCTGTAATTATTAAGTCAAGATTATCAGTATTTATATCTCGCCCATTAATAAATAAATTTAATTGTTGTGATTCTGTCTCTTTCCCAGCAATAACCAGATCTATATTATCAGAATTTGTCTCAAAACCTAAAATAAAGAGATCGAGAGACTGGCTGTTTGCTTGTTCTCCTATTATTATTAAATCTATTTGTTCAGATTGAGTCTCTTTTCCTTGAACAAACAAATCGAGACCATTCGTTTGGCCATCAAAACTACTAACGAACAAGTCTATATTTTCATTTTTGGTATCGAAACCATTTATAAATAAATTTAAAATGGTATTATCAATATCAATACCAAATGAACGTCTTATATTACTTGGATCAACGGATAAATTTATTTCATTAGAACCATCTAAATCATATCTCTTAAATATAGGAAATGAATTTTGACCAAGGGGAAAAAATGTGCCAGTAAGATATAAATAATTTTGATGTTTATCTATAGTAAATGATATATCGGACAAAGATCCTAGCGGCGTACTCAAATCTATGATCGTTTCTATATTCGATCCATCTAGATTGGCTCTTTGAATTTTTTCACCAAAAGACCAATAAATTTTATTGTTTTCTGGATGTATTTTTATTTGATTTATATAACAGTCTATTGAGGATAAAAATATTCCAGATGAAGAACCATCGAGATTACTTATTCCAATGTTTGTTGTGACATAGTCTTCAGTAAAAAATTGCCAATATAATTTATTGTTAATTTCATCAACCGCTGTAACACATGGGAAATTATCCGGCTGATTAATTATTGTTAATATATTATTGCCATCAAAATCAGATCTAAAAATATTCTCAATTTCATCAGAATAGAATAAAAATCCACTACTATTATGTATACTGGGCCTATATCCCGACACTGGAATTATTGTTCTTAAAAATTTGCCGTCTATATTTGTGCTTTCTATTCCACTGGGATCACTAAAGAATATTTTATCATTAATTTTAGACACATTTAAATAATAAAAAATGTCAAATTCGTTTAAAGACAATGAAAGGAATCGTAGATTTTTTCCATTAATTTTTGATTTATAAAGACTTGAATAATTATCTTTTTTATTTAAAAATGACCAATACAACAAGGGTTCATTATTAATCTGTCTATGGCCATGAATGAAAAGATCTAATACACTTGTATTTGCCTGTTCACCAATTATGATTAAATCCAAATTATTATTTTTAGATTCGTTTCCAATTATTATTAAATCAATGTTTTCGTTTTGCGCATCCTTGCCAAAAATAATAAGATCTAAGTTGTTTGTCTCGCTGTCTTTCCCGTGAACAAATAAATCTAATTCTTGATTTTTATTATCTTTTCCGTGTATAAATAGATTAATATCATTCGTAAATATTTCATGTCCAATAATCGCTAGATCTAGATTTTCTGTATTTGAGTCTTTTCCCTTAATAAATAGGTCTATGTTATTAGTTTTTGTATCTTTGCCAGACAAGAAAAGGTTTATGGTTTGGGTATTTGTTTCATTTCCCTTAATAAATAAATCAATTTGTTCAGTCTTATTATCTTTACCATGGATAAAGAGATCCAAACTATTAGTTTCGGAATCTTTTCCATCAATAAATAAATCTACATCATTATTAAAATTATTATGACCAACAATTACTAAATTTAAATCTTGAGATGTTGTATCTTTTCCTCTTATAAAAAGATCTATATTATTATTGAAATTATTATGGCCCGTAATTATTAAATCCAAATCCTGAGATACTATATTGTGTCCATGGATAAATAAATTTATGTCATTTGTAAATGTTTCATGCCCAACAATATTAAGATCTATATTTTGAGTTTTTTGTTGATGCCCGTCTATAAATAAGTCAATTAAATTATTTTTATTATCTTTTCCAGGAATATATAGATTAATATCCTGAACTTTTGTGTCTTGCCCCAAAATAAATAAGTTTAAATTACTGGATTGAGAATCTTTTCCATTAATAAAAAGATTAATATTTTGTGATTCAGTCTCATTGCCTATAATAAAAAGATCAACATTATTTGTTGACGAACCCTTTCCATAAATAAATAAACCAAGTGATTCGGTTCGTATATCTTTACCACGAATAGAAAGATCTATATTTTCAGAATTTATTTCAAAACCAAAAACAACAAGATCTAAATTTTTATTTTCTGTGTCTTTACCCGAAATATATAAATTACAAATATTGTTTTGATTATTTTTGCCATTTATGAATAAATTTATGTCATTATTTTTAGAATCTTTGCCGGATATAAATAAATCTACACTATCAGAGTTTGTCTCGAATCCTTTGATAAAAAGATCGAAAATATTCGCAACAAAATCTTTGCCAGACAAGAAGAGATCTATGGTTTGATTATTTGTCTCCAATCCCTTGATGAATAGATCAATTTGTTCAGTCTGATTATTTTTCCCGGCAATAAAAAGGTCTATGTTATCAAAATTTATGTCAGAACCAAGAATAAATAAATCAAGAGATTGATTGTTTGCTTGTTCCCCTCTTATTACTAAATCTATTTTTTCAGATTGGGTTTCTTTCCCGCGAACAAATAAATCGAGATCACTCGTTTGGCTGTCAAAACTACTAACGAACAAGTCTATGTCATTGTTTTTTGTGTCGTACCCAACAATTATTAAGTTTAAATTATTATTTTCAGAAATTGGTCCTTTTATAAATAAACCAAGAAAATTAGACGATGTATTTATGTTAGATATAAATAAAGTTAAACTATTGCTTTTGGAATCAAATCCATTTATAAAAAGATCTATATTATTATTGAAATTATCTTTTCCAAAGACAAATAAATCTAAATTCTGTGATTTTGCATTTTTGCCCAAAATAATCAGGTCGATATCTCTGTTTTCAGAATTCTTTCCTGTTATAAATAGATTTACGCTCTCGCTCTTTGTTTCATATCCCTTAATAGATAATAAAAGAATGGGGCTAGATAAGCCCATAGAATTAGTTCCGCCTGTTGTAATAGCAACAAAACGGGTGTTTGGCGCAGGAATGCTGGTTTCACCGTCGTAATTACTTCCCCAGGCTACGATGGACCCGTCGCCCAGGAGACCCAGACTGTGGTACGCGCCCCCGGCGACGGCGATAAAACCACTGTTCGGCGCTGGGATGTCGGTTTGACCGTTCTCATTGTTTCCCCACGCCACGATGGACCCGTCGCCCAGGAGACCCAGACTGTGCCACAAGCCCGCCGCGACGGCGACGAAGCCCGTGTTGGGCGCGGGGACGTCGGTTTGACCGTAGAGATTCCATCCCCACGCCACGATCGAGCCGTCGGTCTTGAGGCCCAGACCGTGCCACTTGCCCGCGGCTACGGCGATGAAACCCGCGTTGGGCGCGGGGACGTCGGTTTGACCGTAGAGATTCCATCCCCACGCCACGATGGACCCGTCTGTCTTGATACCTAAACTATGAAAATAACCAGCGGCAATAGCAATAAAGCCGCTATTTGGCGATGGAATATTGCATTGGCCATCTGTGTTTCTTCCCCACGCGACTATAGATCCATCGACCTTGAGACCCAGACTATGACTATAGCCTGCGGCGACGGCGACAAAGCCCGTATTGGGCGAAGGAACATTAAGTTGACCCCAATCGTTGCGACCCCATCCAACAACAGACCCATTATCTTTCAATCCTAGGCTATGGAAATATCCTTGGGCAATTGCGGCAAAATCAGAATTGGGAATAGGAACATTGGTTTGTCCGTAAGTATTATTTCCCCATGCTATAATTTTACTATTAATATTCGCGTGGCCGTGTATGAAAAGATCTAAATTATTATTTATTGAAAGACTTGGTGTACCGACAGGATATCCTATAAAATCTAGGATACCTTTGAATCCTATAGCCACTTTTATTCTCCGTCAGTGGCTATAATTATATCAATAATTGGATGATCTTCTCCGACAGGATATCCAATGAAATCTAATAATCCTATTAAACCTCCGCTTTTAGTAATTCCTGTAAGATATCCAATAAAATCCATATTAATTTGTATCCAATCCAGTAATAGCATCCGCATTAGATGTAGAAGTTATATTTTGAGTATATGCTGTGGTTGAATCATCTTCTTTAGTAACTGTTAAAACTGTTCCAGAAATAGACCATTTATTCATGAGTTTTCTAATAGCATTTAAAAGTGATCGAGCAGATTCTCCGCTTACGGCACCCATATCCCTTTTAAGTATAGCATCAGCAATCTCGGTTACAGCATCCGCAGCAAGTTCACTTGCTCCAATTGCATCGGCAGCAATAATATCAGATGTAATTACATTATTTGCCATTGCTCCAACATGCGCAGGCACTCGTCCACCAATTAAAGTATTAGGCACTCCACCAAAATATAATAGAAGATTAACATCAGGAAGTCCAGCATAAACAGGAGCATATAAATTTGTACCCAGCCATTGAACAGCATTTACATCAAGTACATCTCCTCCTCCAATAAATGAATCATAAATATTGGCCGAAACTATTTGAAATTCATGCCATACAGGAAGAGCGCCCAGTTCTTGTACTGAAACAAGAAGAATACCAAGAGTATTTGTGTCTGTTGCATCAAGTGTAAGTTCATACCAACCATTTTCTTCGTGAGAAAGTGTTTGCGCAGCATTCTTCTGTGCCCAGTTTCCAGAATTTTTCTTCAAACGGATATCTGGTTGAGTAAGAGTAAGAGCAGTTTCCGCTGTAAATCCATCACTACTATCTAAAAATGGACCAATCCCTACATCTACTGATGTTGATTGTTTTAACCATAAAGCCATTTAAATTCTCCTTTGACGAAATTGATGCATCGAACGAGGGGCTTGGCTTTGACCCCCAAGAACTCGACTAGAATTATCCGTAATAGTAACTGTGTCAGAAAGAAATAGTGTAAGTATAAAACCAATATCAAGATCTATTTCTACCCACGGGTTACGATCATAAGTATATGTATCACCCGCGCGAAAATCTTCGGCGTCGGCGTCCCCCAATCTAATACTAGAATTGTGTCCGTCCCCAGCCATTAGATAACTCCCTCTTAACCAACAGGGTCGCCCCCCATACCTATCTCAATAACCAAACGATCACCAGCTTGGGTTGTATAAGAACCAGCACTACAAAAAACACCATCGGCATCATTAATAGCTCTACTCTGAAAAAGAGTATCGCTCGCTTCAAGATAATCTCTTGTTACATTTAAAAGTGTTCTTCTAACGGTCGTTCCATTGCTTGCGATTATTCTAATCCCAAGTGTAAAAAACATATTATTACTAGGGTTAGTTTGTATAACCCTACAAACCGCATTTATTTTTACTAAAGGTGTATCTACTTCTCCAAAATCCCACGTTATACCAGCAACAAGCGGGGGAGATATATATTGACGAAATAATATATCTTTATTAGTAAGATTTGAATCAGAGAAAGAAACTGTAGTCATTGCTAATCCACGTTTTGAAGTTCCACACAAACATCTTGCTAAAATAGATATGTCTTCCCACCCCGAATCTGGGGCAGGAGAAATAGGAACCGTTTCAGCGGCGGCACTTAAATATAAACGAGTGGCCATTTATTAACTCACAGTAAGAGTCCAGGTAATTTGAAGAGTATCCGCAGCACCTTTAACAAGAGCAGAAAAAGATGCAGACATCCACATATTACCGTTAGACGAAGCGTCAAATATACCAGCTTCAGTTAATGTTCCAGTCCCATCTCCCGCAGCCCAATCTCCAATCATTGTTACAATTGCACCAGATCGAGTTTTACTTGTAAGAGCATTACGATCAATTTCCGCTCCCAAAAGAGTGGCCCCTGGCGAACCTGTTCCAATTGCCATCCATCCTGGTTTTGGTAGAGTCGGGGTAGTTAAAATTTGATCCGCAATTCCATTTTTGCCTGCTGTTGTAACAGTATTGTGAACACTTTCATGTTTTATCCTACCATCGGGACTACGAAGTATAATGTGTACATTAGCTTTTAATTTTATTTCTTCTATCATATAATCTCCATATACTTATACACATTTATTCTCCATCCAAATTTTATAATCTGTGTCACTTTTTGATGAGTTGCATGATTTGCACATTAAATTCAAATTTTGTAAACAAAATAAATCTATAATTTCTCGTTCTGTCTTCGCTCTTTCTAGTGGAATAACATGATCTATTGATACGGTGCAATTTTTATAATCGGTTTGACACATAGGACATTTATTTTCTTGCAGTTTTCTGGTATTTTCAAGATAATTATACAATTCTATTGGAGTATAATCTAAGTTTCTAAAACAGCCTTTTATTTTTATATTATTGTTTTTTGATATTTTATTGAAGGCGATCCAAATACGACTTCTCAAATTATCTGCAAATTTTTTAATAGGATTTTTACGATACTCTCTAATCCTTTTATTTTTATCTTTTCTTTGTTCTTCCTTCAGAGAATGTCTAATTGTTGAATCATTGCATTTTAAACAATGATGCATTTTGTCTTTATAATAATGTATTGTTTCTCCATGAATTTGGCACAAACTTAAAACCTTGCTGTTCGATATTTTTTTAATTATATTTTTTTGAGGCACTCCTTGAGAAGCTATTGCGGTTTTTAAACCCAGTTTCGATGCCGTTGAACTTATAGCCCTTTTCGTCCTATTAAGATTCTTCATACAAAATCTTGTGCCATGAAACGGATAATTAATTTTTAAAAATTCCATTTCGTCTTTTGTCCAGCAATTTTTATTTAATCCCGCATTTGCTTTATTTCTTTGTATTGTTTTTTCATTTTTAAAACATCCGCAACTTTTGGAATGACCATTCTTTAAATGACCACTTGTTACTATTGTTTTATTGCCACAATCACACAAACAAAGCCATTTAGGAACCCCCCTTTTTGTTCTGCCAACATATTCAATTGGTGTTAATCTATTAAATTTTTGTCCAACTAAATTCTCCATCTAGAGCGTCTCCCAAAAACTTATCGAGTAACGATCTTCCCGAAGCCCCACAGGAATCGGTCCCTGAATCAATCTCACTCGAAGTTTCAAAATTTCCTCTATGTCGTGGTTAACTATGGCGTATTTACATCGCACAAGATCTGGCACGTCTGTTAGGAAAGTTTTCAAACGAACTACTCCCTCGGTTTTTTGAACAGAAATTCCAAAATTTTTCATTTCTACAGGAGCCCATTTAATTAACGCTTTAATACATTTAGCATTTTCTCTTTCAAGGAAGCCAACAGATTTACAATATGGACACTTTTGTCCGCGAGAGAAGGAAACAGGTCCACCAATCTTATAAATTCCTGTTGATCTATTTCCTACAACGTCAAAAGTACAATTTGTACATGGTTCTATAATAGGATCAAATATCAAATAGACATTCTTTCCTAGTTGATTAATTAAAGCATCTATGCGAGACTGATAAATTTGTATAAGGTCATCGCTTATTTGTATCGAGGCATTGGGATCAAGAGCGGGACAAGAAATTTCTGGGGCTGGTTGTGATCCACGTATGTTTAAATTTAAATTATTTGTTAGTATTGCCATTAAACACGTTTAATATCTTCTATTTACTCTCTCAATTGGTAATGCAAGTTGATCGTAGAACCACGCGACAGTAGAAATAGCACTATCACTAGGACCACGATATGCGCCCAAAACAGCTTTGCCAACTAATGCACTTGAGGCGGCGGTTAATTTATTAATTAATAATTCGTAGGATTTACATGGGCCTAATTTGAGGATGTCGGCGTAGCCTGCGAAACTCACAGACGTTGTAATTTGGGTATCTCCGTCGCGTATACTTACTCCTTGAGACAAAGCTATTCTAAAATCAGATTGATTTAAAAGACAACTTGCTTTTAGTGGCAACAATGCCTGAACTTGAATATCCCCCAATATTATCGGATCTGGGACAATGGTAACGCCAGTAATATCAAACACATAATTATTACTTAAATCTATTTCATTAGAAACAAGAACTCCTGCCGTAATTAAAATTTTCTTGAGATAGATGTCAGTGTTCTTTTGTGGCAAATTTAAATCGCCGATCAATACTCTCAATATAGTTACCAAGTCTACGTCCCAACTCATTTTATATGTCTCCATATTTTATCATTTTTGATATCCCTAATATTACGAGCACTAACGCCAAATATTATTGCTATTTCTTTATGTGTCAAATAGTTATCTTTTAATAATTTTTTAATTATACTTACTTGTAAGTCGTTCAATTTAGAGGTTCCACATTTAGATCCTCTGTTGTCTGGAATATGAAAAGTTCCATGTTTAATAGAATCTTGTGCATTTTCAGATCTTGTTCCCCATCGCAAATTATTGATATTATTATTTAATTTATTGCCATCCAAATGTCTACAAACACAATTAATTGGTCTCGGACCAATAAATGCTTCTAGCATCAAAACATGAATATTTTTAATCGTTCCCAATCCATTCTTAGACAACCTAACATACAGATATCCATTATGGGTAAGTCTTTGCTTCAAAATTTTACCAGTTTTTATATTTTTGACAAAAGTTTTATTCGATATTTGGTAGATATTTTCATATCCACGTACATTTCTCCAAGTTTCCATCGTTTTAAATCCTTAAAATATAACTATCCTTATCTCTTGGGAATCCACCATCTTCTCCTTCTACCGATTGTAAAACAAAGTCTCCCTCAACAGAATTACTAGAACCATCTTGCATTTTCCAGTGATATTGAACCTTACTCGCGGTCAATACGGCGATATTTCCAGTTGACCAGCCAAATTTTCCCGTCTCATCAATCTCGGTACATCCACTGGAGGTGATAGTTTGTAAGATTCCGTCTTGCCACAACTCAATATTCACCGTCTCGCCAGTTGTAAAATCTCCAATAATTGAAATCGGTTCTAATAATGAATATTCATATTCCACAAGAGCCATATTACCTTCTCCTTTTTCTTTCTTTACCCACTTTTTTAGTTTTTAATATAAACTCTCCTTCGAACACTTCCGCTGTATTCGCCGTCATTTTAAACACATATTGATTCACTCTTCTTGTCAATGGGGGTAAATTAATAGTAGAGAAAGCCCACCGATCTGTGTTTCCTATTTCATAACAGTCAACATCTGATAAAGAAACTATAGAATTATTATCTATTACATCCCATACTTCTATTGTCACGCTCGAAGGATTAGTTGTGAATCTACCAATAATTTGTGGATTAAAATCACCATTTTTGAACAATTGATCTAACGTTATTCCAAAATTATCATCTCCAACCGATGGGGTTCCACGAATAAATAGGTTGATATTATCCGTTAATTGTCCCGATCCTGGACAAACAAAAGTTCCTAAAAATTCGGTCCCACTTGTACCAAACCCAATTCCATCAACTACTTGTTCGATTAAGGGAAGAGTAAAATTACCAGAACCTTCGTCCACTAGTGTCCCATCTCTAACATCATAAGAAGAAGGGATAACCATATTTCCTGTGAATTCAGACATATTTTATCTTTTTAACAAGTAAAAGTTCCAGTAAATTCTGTTCCACTACCACCAAATTCAATTCCATCTATTACTTGAGATGAACTTGGGGGAATCATATTTCCGGTAAATTCAATGCCACTAGTTCCATACATAGTGCCCGCCTCAACATCATTTTCTGGGGGTAATATAATTGTGCCATTAAATTCTGACATTATAAACTCCTACTGAGCACCAAACCCAACACCATCTCTAACATCATCTGGAGACGGAACGATAAACACCCCCGTGAATTCATTTCCACTTCCGCCAAATTGAACACCACTTTCCACATCCCCAGTTGATGGTGGTATAAAATTCCCGGTAAATTCTATACCAGTGACAGGACCAAATTGTACTCCAGATCGTACATCATATTCACTAGGAAATATTGCTGGCATTATAATTACCTAATCAAGAGGGGATATTAAAATCTTTTACTATAATTAGATTCCCCCTTTATATTTCTTTTATATAAAACAACTTCCTATTACGGCGCACCAAACGCTACACCAGATCGAACATCACCCTCCGTAGGTACAACGAACGTTCCTGTATACTGTGTGCCACTACCTCCGAAATCAACAGCCGCCTCAACATCTCCAACAGATGGAAGTGTTAAATTACCTGTTTCCGATGCGCCTTGATAGGTAACACCATCTCTAACATCATAATTCGATGGAAAATCAGTTGGTTCTGTTCCGGTAAATTCAGTTCCATCGGCACCATACTGAACACCGACAGCAACATTACCCGATGCAGGAAGAGTTACGGTTCCCGTAAACTCCGTCCCACTCTCTCCATAACCAACACCAAATTCCACATCATCATCTGATGGAACCACAAATGTACCTGTAAATTCTGACATAACTTTTCTTCTTCTTAAAAAATACTATAACACACCATAACCAACATTAAAACGCACATCGCCCTCTTCCGGAAGCACAAGAACTCCTGTTTGCGAACCATAATTATATGTTACACCATATCGAACATCACCTTCTTCCGGGAAAATATCCCCATCTATAAATAAATTAATGTCATCAGTTATTAAACCCACACCAAAGACGAAAAGATTTAAATTGTTATTTAACAGTTCGTTTCCTACTACGTTTAAATTAATACTGTCTGTAATAGAATTTCTACCATGTATGAAGAGATTTAAATTATCTGTTTCTGTAATGTGTCCGCTGATAAATAAATCTAAATTATTGTCTTGTGATTCTTTACCGTTTATAAATAATTCTACAGTATCATCACTGGCGCTAAAACCCCCAATAAATAAATCAATACCCTGAACTTTTGTGTCATGCCCAAAAATAAATAGATCAATGATATCGGTTTGTGAGGTAAACCCATGAATAAATAATGTAATATCACCACTTATTTGTGTTTCGACAGCAACACTAGATTGAACCCCTCCTATATCCATCCCTGGAACTTGTACTGCACCAATTTCCATTCCCATATATTTATCCGTTTAAACCAGCATTAATTAAAGGACTTCCGGCAGCAGGGGTATAATCTGCTCCGCCGACTTCGTTTGTAAATTGCGGGGCAGAAGTAACTTCCCCCGTAAATGTTTCCGCGTTCGAATAGGCGGTTGTGTTACCATTGACACAATTATTCCTAGATACTACCCTGTCGCCACGACCAGCAGCGCCATTAAATCCGGTAGCACAATCATAAAATACATTATTAACAACAGCAAGCAGAGAAGTAGGTTCGTACGCCGAAAGGCCAATAGTAGTGTCTTTGGCGTCTCCGTCAACAGTACAATTTATAATTACACCATGGGTTCCTACAAATATACCACTATCCGCATTACTAAAAAAAGTACATCCAACACAAACAAGGACGTTATTACTGAAAGCCCCGTCTGTCCCGTTATTGTAAAATTTACACGCAATAAAGATACTCAAAGCTGCCGCAATCTGTGCCCCTCTCTCCGTATTTGATGAAAATTCACAAGCTTCATACAGAGATAAACGCGCAGTAATCCCGTTCACACCATTTGTATCAAACTTACAGTTCTTAAATGTCAAATGATTACAGTCCGTATTAACTCCATCGGCTATAGCTCCCGTAAAGCGAAAATTCTTAAAAACATAATATATGGCTGTGTTAACAGCTATGGAATCCGCAACACAATTTGCACGGGCACTACTTCCCGTTATGGTAGCCCTCCCGCCGTCCCCCTTGGTTGTGGTATACCCTTCAAACACAATCGGGGCTGTTTCAGTTCCTACAGTGTCAATCGTGGCAAGTTCTGCGTAATTCCCGTCGGCTTTAACCCAAACCTTGTCGCCCGCCGCTACCGTATTCATCCCCTTGTCCACGGTAGCCCAAGCAAGAGCTTCTGATAAACCACTATTTACGTCACTTCCAGAAGCCGCACTAACGTAATATGTTGACATATTTTAATCTCTTTCTTTTATCAGTTCTTTAAATCTATCATTCATATAAAACTTTTTAAATTCTTCTTTTGAATATCTTATACCCCTAGCTTGACAAGGAATTCTCGTGGGGAAGTCAATTAGTGTGAATCTTTTCGAGATGGTGGTTGCATCTATTCCTAGTATTTCGGCCATTTGGGATAAAGATAAACCGAGATTATACATAAATTTAAGTATTGCGTCGTCGAATATTTGGTTGGCTTCGGACTTATTTCTAAGTTTTACTTTATTTTTTAATAGAATTTTATAAATTGTACTTTCACTTCTTCCATCCTGTAAAGCTATATTGGCGCAACTTAATTTTTTGTTTATGTATGAATCAATGATATCTGTATTATTCATAAAAAGATCTTTCAATCCTTATATTATTACACAATTAAATAAAAGAACCGAAACTAGGGTCGGGGCGGGACAAATAAGTGGGTGGGATTAGTGATTTGTTTTAATACAAAGGATAGATATAACGGAATTTGGGAGAAATCGCAATTTTAATTAGATCTCTTTCTTCAGCAAGTTGTTTTTCTGATTTATCAACATTTTTTATTCTTCGGCAACATGATTTGTGTTTTAATTGATTATCAGACGGATCAAAATAAGAATAACTATTAGAAGTTTTACCGGCCTTTTGCCATCCAGACATTCTATAGATTCCACCATTATGACCAACGGATGTATCGGCATAAGAAACCAATGTTTTAATATCTTTCATATTATTTCTTATATAATTTATACAAAGATTTATAAATGTAGATCCATACGGTCTTATTACATAAAATGGGACGCACAATCTTGTTAATTCCAATATATTTTTATCAAGATTTTTATTTGCTCCTCTCCCAAATGTTGCAATTCCGGTGATAATATTGCCAATTCTTGCAACCAATATCGTTGAGGCATTTGGTATTGTTCCAAGATAGTGTTCATATCTGATTGTATTTTTAATTTCGTCTCTTTGGCCTTTAAATAAAATAGATTTCGACGCATCAATTTTGCCACCAGAATTAAATAATAACGTATCATTTTCTGTCAAGCTAGAATTATTTAAAGCGTATTCGGGGAAAGCTTTCCATATTCTCCACCATGGATGTCCATTTAAATCAAATTTTTCTATTTCTTTATGTTCAGATTCGAGAATTACTAAGCCATTATTTTCATCATAAAATCGTTCGTCATGGTATACGGCTAACTTTTGAATATGTCCCTCTAAAGGTTTGTGTTTTGTTTCAACAGTTTTTAATATTATAGAAAATGGAATAATGTGATGACAGTGTAAATGTCCACCCATTTTAGATATTTGGCTTTTATAGTCATATTTATTAAATAAATTTGTTCTCCAGTTAATATAATTAGAACCATGTCTAACCATATCTGCTATTTCAGTAATTCCACCTTTCCAATTCCAGTTATTTTCTCCTATGTTTTTTCTTGTTTCCTTATTTATAGATTCAAATCTTTTCTGTGTAAACCCCCTATTTTTATTAAAATGTTTATCTATTAACTCCAGTGTCATACCAAGATCATCATACATTTTAATTAATTCTTGATCTGTTATATGGCTTGTCCCCTTGTTTTTTCTACTAGTTTCTGATAAAGATCTTGTTCCTTTGCCAGATTCTATAAGCCTACTTTTAACAAATGTTACACTTTTATTAATAATTTTTGAAATTGCAAGAGCATCTAGTCCATTGTTCCAATATAGGTCTACGACTTGTTCTATTGATATATCCTTACATCTATTTTGTTCCCACGGTTTCCTTATTTTAATATTTAATTTTTTTAATTTTCTTTTTATGGTATTGCCTGATGTGTTAAATTTTTTGCCTATCTCTATTAAAGATTTTTGTTGATCAACATATAAATTTATTAATATATCGTTATTAATTAGATCTGTCTTATGGGACTTTTCTTGTGCCATGGAACAACCTCTTGTATTCTTGTGGGAGTCTTTTAAAATTCTATTTATTAAACCAACACTCCTGCCTAATTTTTCTGCTGTTTGTTTTAAAGTTAAACCTTGTTTCCAATATAGTTCGATAACCTTTTCTTCTTCTGGAATATTTTTACGCTCAATAACAGGTTTAACATTTATGCCAAGTTTTTTTAATCTTCTGCTAACACAAGATTCGCTAACTTTTAAAAATTTTGCACAATCTCTTCCAGATAGAGAATCTTCTACATACAATTTTAATAAAAGTTTTTCATCTACGTCAATGATTTTCATATTATATTATACACACATTGACAAAAAAATTTTGGTTATAATGAAAAAATTTTACAAAAAAAAGAAATGGGGACCGAAATCCCCATTCCTGATCTTTAAAAGGATTATAACCCTTTATTTAATAATAGGTTACAGCGATCCTAAAATAACTCGTCTTGGATCTAAGACTGCGAATCCGATATTTTGCCATGCGTAAACGCCCGCCTTCCCCCGCCTGTGGAGGAACGGATCATCAAATACAGTAATTGGTTCTTTGACTGGCATAACGAAAGAATCTGATTTGCTGAGGTCGAGACCTACTACGATTTCTTCGTCGCTTGTACCCATTGTAACACCAATGCTATCGGCGAAAATTTGGAATTCCTGTCCAACACCCAACTCAAAGAGAGGATGAAGATTAACGCCGTAGATTTTTGCCAGTGGACCGCTATCGTCGTTGGCCAAGAAAATTTCTCGACGAGTTACGTCGTCGATGTCGTCAAGATCCCATTCCCTAATATCCTCGAGGGCTTCCTCGCTAACATATAGATCGGTTAGTCGTCCACGATTTGGTGATGTACTATTTCCACCAGCAAGACGAGCCATTGTGGTTTTCATCAAACTAACTAGACGCTTTGTGAATTGACCAGCCGTGGCACCACTATCGAACACTATAGGTGCTCCACCCTGATAATCAGTTCGTCCAGCGGCGGCAGAAATAAGTGCTCGCCAACCATCCGTATTCATTTTACGAATAAATCCATTTTGTAGAACTTCCATCGCTCGTGAAACTACATTCCATCGTGCAGCCCTAGCATAATCCAGCAACCAATCTATAGAATTACCCATCTTATAGGTTTGTACTGTTATACTATCGCTAACAACGGTTCTTGTAGGAATAGCGCCTTCGCTCGAAATAGTATATGCAACATATTGACCATCGTTGTGTTGCTGATACAAATCTAGAGGATATTCCGCTGTGGCACCCGGATCTAACGGTTCGGGAGTAAAAATATTGTCTAGAATATCACCATTTAATAGACCTTCACGAAGAGGAACCTGCAAAGCAGCAGCCAATGCCTGCATAGCAACAGTTCGTTCTTTTTCATCGTTAGATGCAGTTCTCTTTAATAGTTCGACCATTGCTTCAGTCGGTTTTTGAATTTTTCTATCTTTTGCTTTCATCTGTATTCACCCCCTTTTCTTAAATATCAATGTAAATTTTAGCGAATCCATCCGCATCAACTGTCGTTTCAAACCTACCGATTACAGCAGCGCCAGAGTCTTGTGTAGTCTTAATAAGTCCGCTAGGACCAACATAAGCCACTCCACCCGTAGCTGGTGTGCCACTAAGCATATCGGTAACAAGCCAACCTTTTCTTAACAGTGCAACCTTTTCTCCTGGACGAACTTCCATATTAGCATAATTCTTGAAATCTCTTGTAGCACTCATCGCAGGATTAACTGGATGTAATAGGATACCTTTTGGTACAGCGCCCGAAGCGCTTGCCGCATATCGAACAACGTTTGTAATATCGTCTAATGCAACACCCGAACCCTGGGTTTCAACGCACGCAATTCCACCTTCTTCTTGCGTGGCCTGTGCAGCAGCAGTTGACCAATATTGAGAAATATCAGTTACTTCAGCATAATCACGATCTGGTCTAAGAGCCATTCTTATTCACCCCCTTCTTTAACTTCTTCTTTAACTCGAAGCAAACATCTGGCAGTTGCGAGAGCAACCGCAGCGTTATCATCTTCTATATTTTCTGTTCCACCCTGAGCATCAACATCTTTAACAACTTCAACATCTTTTAACGAAGCAACAACCTCTTCTACAACTTTTTTTGTCTCTGTTTTTGTCTCACCGGCATATTTACAAATAGTAGCAAAGGTTTCATCTGATAATTCAGCAAGTTCTTTTAACGTAGCTTCCTTATCCTTTTCCTCAATAGCCTTTAGTTGAGATAGTTTTAAAAACCTCTCATTCGCCTTTTCGCGTTTCTTGATCTCTAATAGTTCTTTGCCAAATTCAACAGCTTTTGCTTTTACGGTTTCTAGTTCTTTTGTTATAGTGGCTTTATCTGTTTCTAAAGTTTTAATAGTTTCTAGAGCAACAGTAAGTTTAGCAGTTAGATCAGTATTTATTTGATTTTGTTCTTTTGCTTTTGTCTCGAAAGCAACAATTGCTTTTTCTGCTTCTTGCTTGTTTAGTTCTTTAAAAGACTCCATTTCTTTTAAAAGATGTGCAATCTGCGCATCTCTAGCAGTAACAGTAGATAAAGCCTCGTCTAGCTTTTTCTTCATCTCTTCGATCTCCATAGTTTCAGCACCCCCTTTCAATTCAATTTTATCTGACACAGTTTTACTTGCAGCAATTCTTATAACTGAATCTGGATTAGCGGGATTTTCTACTAAACCCTGTCCACCAAATACAATATTTTTTAGAACTCTGCCCACCTTGTATCCTTTATATTCTCCAGAACCACCATATACTCGCAAATATTTAGTCAAAAACGACGTACTTTCATCTCTTGCAACAATTCTCGATTCACCCTTAGCATCTTTAAAACTATAAGAAAAATCATTAAAGAAACATTCCATGGAAACAAACATTTGACCAGAATTTGCTTTTTCAATTATGTCTTTAATTAAAATATCTATTACCGGCATTGATTTATAAAGAACGCCAGCAACTTCTATATCAAAATCTTTTGCTTCAACAGGAACATTAATTTCTTTTCCTGTTTTATCAACAAGACGACTTTTTATAATATGTCCCAATATAATTTTTGAATCATGTTGATAATCAATTGGCTTATGAATCGGTGTATCTTTTGCGGTTATTAATTCTTCTGATAGAAAAACATCGTCATTTAAATTCCATCCAGTGCTTACCAAAACTGAAACTAACAAAGCTAAATCTGGCTGGTCCATGCCGGTCAAGTCTTTAAGTGAATCAAAATTAGCGTTACTTTTTAATGTTGCAATAAACTCATCAAATTCAATTTTGGTTAATTTTTTATCTGAGATAGAGCATGACGCAGACAGATTAATAACTGACTGATTTATTTTATCAGTTAGACCATCGGTTTTTTCGGTTTCATAGATTTTCATAGAATATCCATTAATTGATACACAATAAATAAATAATAACTTTAAGAATAAAGACATTTCAACGATTTAATTAAAATTTATCTTTATTTTTTAATCATTTATTTAATTAAAATTACCAATTATCCGGGAAACCCATTGACCCCGCAAAAATGGTGTGTAAATCGTTACGACTACTTTCTTTAGGAGTCCCTGTTTCGATGGTCCAATATGGTTTACGATCTGGTTCACAAGAATATAATCCACTTTGCCACGGAAAACCAATAATTCGCGTATGTCCTGCGATGCAACAACCTAATTGTTGTGATATGTTTTTAGCAAATTTGTGCCCCTTTGTTCCAAAAAACGTTGCACATGATCTAAACCAAATAAGACTATTTTTATTAACAAGTGGTTTAAGCGTCTCTATAAATGAATCCTGGATTGTCTGTTCCCCAATATAAACGTTGCCGGGAACCCCATGGCTCCATATTTGAATAACATCAATTAGATCTAAACCAAGTTTTTTCAATTCTATTTCGGCCTCAGTCCACGATTTCACACCAATAGATTTCCATCCAAATTGTATTTTCGAATAAATATTCCAAGATAGACCCTGGATTCCAGTATCGCCCTTGTCGTATAAAATGATTTTTTGTTTACTTTTCATTTATAAAAACCTCCACCTCTTTATAAAACTTATCTTTAGTTTTTACTTCCTTACTTACTAATCCACCATGAGAATCCGGATAATCCTTCGGGACCATCATATATTGAATCATTTGTTTCATACTATCTGGACCCACTGTTTCCACAGTATAACTAAATCTTTTATATGGATTTCCATCATAATCGGTTCCTTTTAGAAAAACTCACCTCGTCTGCTTGTACTATGGTTTTTCTGTTGGCCCATTTTTTACAACTTTTGTGTTAGCGCCAGCGGCATCGGCTTCGTCCAATGTAATATTAAATTCTTTACAAATAGTTTCGATCTCTTTAAACTCTGCCGAGGATTTTTGGTAGGTTTTTAACAAATTTTTTGCATGTTTCTCCAGGTGCGATTTTGCCCTTGCGTGAAAACCGACACTATCCTCAACGAGAACTTTTACAAGAGGCTCACGAGCCAGCGCATTGCGTAGGTGCGGAATATCAACTGTGCTGTCGGAAAGACCATCCGTAGCCGTCTTTACGTGGTGGGGTAAATGACGGAAGCGGGTTTCTACCATGTGTTCTGTTTTGGGATTTGGTGATTTGGTTGCGCCCCGTTCGATCAAGAAACACGAATCGTTGAAGGAACTATCTCCCCACCCTGCTTCGGTATATCTTTCTGCGGCTTCCTTTATAGATTCATAGAATTTTTCTGACATAGATATTTTCCTTTCTTTTCAAACCATTCATTAAAATTACTAGTATGCTTAGACGAGTTACAATTTCTACACATTAGATTTAAATTTTTTAAATCAAACAAAGATATAATTTCTTCCTTTGTTTTTGCTCTCTTTAATGGAATAACATGATCTATAGACAATACACGTTCGTTATAGGAAATATGACAAATCGGGCATCTATTGTCCTGTAATTTTTTAATATTGTCCAAGTATTTATATAATTGTCTTCTGTTGTAAGGCAACAACTTCCACAAATTAGAATAACGATATTCTCTTTTAAAACACTTGCTAATAATTCCCCTTAATCTATTTTCAAGTTTATGCGAGAAAGAACAACAACAAACCGAACAGACCAGGACATTATATTTGGTCTTATAATGTTTTGTATTGCCATGTTTTTTGCAAACAGCAATTATTTTACCATTTTGATCTATTCCTACTATTTCTTTTGGACCATATTGATTTTTATATTTTGTCTTAAGCCCCAAAATATTGGCTTTTGATATAACAGATCTTATTCCCCTATTTAATTCATTACAGCAAAACTTAGATCCTTTTAAATAATAATTATTTTTTAAAAATTCTAATTCTTCATTGGTCCATGGATCTACAATATTTCTTATTGGTTCTATTTCTCTGCACCAAGTAGACACAGATGCCCTACTAGCACCCAATTTTTTAGCTATATTCGCAAATGTTAATCCATGTTCTTTTCTTAATTTAATTGCTTCTATTTTTAGGTTATCATCAAAAGATTTTGCAGGATTGTTTTTATTTAGTTTAAATTTTTGCTCTTCGGTTAATACAACATCTCTGGTGTGTTTGCTAATTGATCCAACATTTATTCCTGTGATATTTCTTATTTGATAATAAGATAATCCTTGCTGTCTCAATTCTCTAATTTGATTCCGCAAAGGTTCATTAATAATAATATTTTTTTTATTTTTAATATACATTTTATATCTTTGTTCATCTGTCATTTTTACATTTTTAGTATATCTAACAACAGTGGATCTATCTACTTTAACGATACTAGAAATCTCTTGCTGAGATAATCCATCTTTCCTTAATTCAACAATTCTATCCCTAGCTTCCTGACTGATCATCCCTTAAACCGCCTCCAAAAATTAAAAAAATGTCCATACGACGTATTTGCCATCGCACACCCCAACATAACCCCAAATATATAATAATATATTTTATTCCTCAGAATTCATCAACGCCCAAGCGCTCGCAGCCAATGATCTAATTTCTTTAAATACCGGAACCCTATTTTTAATTGTAGTATAATCGTTTTTTAATTCTTTGAAAATATTATAAAAATCATTTACCTTGCTATTATCTGTCTCGCCGATTATTTTATCAATCTCGTCCTTATTTAATATACTATTATGATTTAAATTAGATAAAACAATAAATTTGATATTATTAAGTTCTTCTTTTTGGTCTTTTCCGAGACTTCTTATATTTTTTATTTTATTTTTATTTAAGAATATAGGATCAACCAACTCGTCTAATTGGTCCATAAAATCTTCTGCGACCGTCCTTAAAATCGAAAGAACTTTTGGCGTGCGGACCTTTCTTGTTTTCAAATCTTTTGTGTTCCGGGGTCTTCCGGGACTTGTTATTCCTTCTTTCCTTGGCTGGTCTCCTCCGAGATTCTCCCCTCCTCCTTTTAAGCCTTCTAATTCAATCTGAGTTTGTCGTTGATGTTCCATAAGGCTCACAGGGCGATAATATGGATTTGCCTTCTCAAGCAGTCCAGGATCTTTCTCCCTAATTCCGTTTTCAAATCTCATATTTTCTAATTCTATTTCAAAATCTTTTCCAAACACTTTTTGAACCGTTTCAACAGATACTATATTTCTGTCAAGCAATTGAATAACAAGAGATTTTTCCGCTACTTCGTCACGAAGAGACATGGTTTGAAATATCACGCGAGGAATCTTTTTAAATTGCATCGCATCAGCAACTAACTGTAATTCATTTTCAATCCAGGTGATGCATTTTAATCTAACATATTCCAGTCTTTCTACTAGTGTTTTTAACTGTACAAAAATGGTTTGTGAACTTCCGCTATTTGAATCACCTCCACCTATTAGAGAATCCGGTATCCCCAGCCCTCTTATTATATCTTTGTTAACGGATTCGTATTTTGCTGATCCGAGAATTTTATCTATGGGAGGATAATCTATTTTAAAATCAATCATATCATCCCAAACAAGATCCAGCACGCCTCCTCCAACATTGTGTTGAAGAATATTTATTAATTTGTTTACGGCGGCGGGCGTAGGAAATATTTGTTTATCTGAGTTGCCAAGTTTCCATAATCTAACGGCATTAACAACACCGTCTAAAGCCGCCATATCCGCTTGCTTCATTTTATCTTTTAATAGAACTTCTTCTATAATCCCCATTAAAAATGGAGTTCCCCAGTCTTCCCAATCATCTTTTTTATAATAATCAACATAAATTTTATCTGGATCAAGAGCTATTAATTTGGTTCCTTTTTTAACGGCTTGTATAATTTCTATTGGAAGCATTTTAATAAATTCTTTTTCGGATTTTGTTTTAGGATTATTAATTGATTGAGCCAGTTCTGTAGAAATTCTCATTGCTAAAGATTGATTTCCAAAATATCTACCTACAGCACCACCAATTTTTTCAATCATGGTTGGAGATAAAAATACATAACTCCATGGGATTTCTCTTTTATTTATTTTTGTATTATCTGGACCTATTACCTCTGGTTGTTCACTAAATTTTCTTTCATCAACGGGTTCAGTATTATAATAATCTGCTTTGCTCATATCTTTGACGAGTGATCTTTTAATAATTGCTGTTTTTCTTCGAATGATCACGTTTGCGTCTCGCATTAAATATTTCATAAAATCATTGGCGCGAGATTCGAGATTAACTTTTTTTGCCCATTCTTTGTAAAATCTCTCTTGGCTTTTTATTGGATGTCGAAGGTCTAAACCTTCCGAAGCAAAGTCGCTCATTAAATCAATAATGTTTCTTATTAACCCATTTTTCTTATAGATAGCCTGAGTAAGTTGAATTATTTCAGAGTGCGTTGTCGGCACCCTGTCTTCAGGACGGAAACGGTCTGTGTCCCAACGATTAAAGCCTGCCTTTAAATTGATCTCGCGGGTACTATTGCCTATACTTCTTCCGCCCCCGCGACTTAAAAAACACGCCTCCGGAAGACTATAGTTTTCTAATTTGCCATCTGTTTGATAGAGATTTTCTGGCTTTTTTATTTCTTCTTTGTCCATAAATAATTCCTAATTCAATTGCAATGCAATCACTATCCTATTGATACACAATTATTAAAATATTCTTTCTTTTTATTCCATTCGTGTAAATTATTATCATTTTTACTAGAATTACAATTTTTACATAATAATGAAAGATTTTTTAAATCAAATAAATCTATAATTTCTTTTTCGGTTTTGGCCGTTGCAAGAGGAATGATATGATCTATACTTATTTTACATTTATCGTAACAAACTTTGCACGATGGACATTTATTATTTTGTAATTTTTTAATATTTTCAAGATGATTAAATAAATCCTTAATGCCATAGCTCAGGTGACGAAAACACCCCTTGGTTTTTAAAGCATTGTTTTTTGATATTCTTTTAAGGCCGTCTCCCATGCGATGCCTTAAATTGTGTGCAAATTTATTAATTGGATTTTCTAACCATTTTTTACGCCACTTTCTTTCCCTTTCTTTTCTTTTAATTCTTATTTCCTCTATTTCATCTCTTTTTTTAGCACAAAATTTTGCACACAATTGACATCTCAAACCATTATTCTTCTTATTTATTTGATGTTTACATATTCCGTGCTTAGGACAAGAGGCTAATGCGACCGTTTTACTGAGTAGATTGATTATTTCTCTGGGGCGTTTCCCATCTCTATATTTTGTATGCAAACCAAGACGATTAATTTTATGCCTAGTTCTATATATAGATTTTTTTAATTTATTGGCACACCAAGTTGCGCCCTTTTCCGGATAAAATTCTGTTAGAATATTCACCTCGGCTTTTGTCCAACTGGTTTTTTGTTCTATGTTAAAACATCCACAACTTTTTGTATTTCCATTTTGTAAACAATATCCTAAAATTACTTTTTCGTTTCCGCAATCGCACCTACATAACCATAGATATTGTCCATGACTATTTTTCCCACAACATTTAATCGGAGTCAATCTTCCAAATTTTTTCCCTGTTAAATCAATTAATTTACCCACTTTAAATTTTTTCTCCTTGTTTAATCCCCCCCAGCGCGTCGGAATATTTCTTTTTGTTCGTATTCTCCATTGCTCCACAACCTGCTCCTCGATAAAGTCCGTGGTTTGGGTTTGTCTTTATGAGTTGGAAGTTGCCCGGAACATCATCATAGCTTATCGGCATTGTTGGTGCAGCATCTATGGTGTAAACGTACTTGTGGGCGATCAATAGTGACGTGTACCTATCTTTCCTCAATCTACCCTTCTTCTGCCTGCCCTCCATAATCGCTCCTGTTATGACGCTAGGGGTCGAGAAATGTTCTTTCCCACTTGGGGTCTCGCTACGTTGGATGGTGCAAATTTCATTCTTTAATTCCTCAATATTATAAATATTTTCTTCGTATGTGTCATTAGTAATATTAAGAGCCTTTTCAGCAATTAAAGAAGATTGCATGATAGTGACATCAAAGGCCGGAAACAATAATCTTTTTGTCTCAAATGATTTGTGAAGAGCAGCGTTTGCATAAGCATTGAATTCCGAAGTAGGTTGAACGAGATGTAAAATATGCGGCCCATCCGTTTCACCATCGGTAGGTTTCAAATGATCCACATCAATAATCTCGTAAACGGGAACCTCCCCCTTTTCTTTGTCGAGTCCCTTTTTTGATCGTAGCATTTCAGAAATTGGATATCCGCATCCCTGACTATCCATTTCAATTCTAATTGGTTCAAATAATCTAATCAATTCTCTAATTTTTGAACAACAATAATCATAATAATCTATTTTTTCATCTATTAAACCACCCTTTTTCTTTTTATTAAATTCTGGTTTATTTATAGCCCAACAATAAACAACCCTGTAATGATTAGGCCATGCTTCTAAAATGGTGATACCAAATCTGTCGCTTTCTGCTCCGGGGTCTATTCCAAAAATATATTTTCTTCCTCTAATTCCTCGCATCATTGGCGTAAAGATAACTTCGCCATCCGGTGTCATTATAGATTTATTCGGAGTTGTGGTGCATGATTCAATTAAACTTCTACAAAAATAACCGTCCGAATCTTTAACAAATAATCCTTCGTACTCCATTAAATAGATATTCTTTGGAAGTGTAGCCTTCGCATTAGCCAACATTCTTTTGTCAAGCAAACCTTCTGGCAAAAAAGAACTGGGTATTCTAATTATTGCATAATCTTTATAATTAAAATTCTTGGGAATATTATTAAATCCACCAAATATTTCTGATATTTTGTTAATGTCTCCTTTGCTTTCTATTATTTTTTTCCACATATCAAATTTTTGTGCGAAATGATTAAATTGATAATATGCGGTTCCAGCACATATTATTTGATTTCCATCTTTTTGTGGTTCAATAATTTGTTGTTTTATATCATCGTTTATATTCAATGCTTTTAATCTTTTTTCTATAGCTAAATGTTTTGCGGTATCAACAGGAGTTTTAGTTGTCGAAGCAAACCCCTGAACCACAGTGTTAAAAATCTCCTCTGGAATTGATGAATATTCATCGGCTATAATTGTTGAAGCTCTAAATCCCCTAATTTTTTCTCCCGTTCCTAGTGGCAATGCAGTTATTATAGATTGCCCAATACGAAAATAACAGAGATCAACATTTTGGCGCGGACCAGCAGTTTTTCCTCCACCGATAATACTACGTAAAACGGGAGCGTTGCTCCATATTGTTTCTATATAACTAAATACAATCCTTGCTTGGCGCAAGCCTGCTCCAATAATTACAACTTTACTTCCTTGGTCAAGAAGTGCTCTTAAAATTGCATATGTAGCAAGACAAAAGCTTTTTGCGCCACCTCTCGCCGCAACAAGCAAAGGAAGTGGTGTTTTCCAAAGTATTTGAAGAATTGCAATCTGATAAGGAAAAAGCTCGATGTTAAGAATATATTTTGCAGTCCACGCTATATTGTCTATATTAAGCATTTCTTTAACGATATATTTATCTAAACGTTCACCAGAAGTTTTTAGGTCAGAAAAAATATGCTCGTCGATTATCGGGGTAGTTTCTCTGTATGGAAAAAGATAAGAAAATTCACCCTGATACCCAGTAAGAATATCTTGTATTTCAGCAGAAATTTCTTGTTTTATTCCGATATTATCCATCTATCCTTTTCTTTTCTTACAACAGACTCAAAAATACTTTGTGCATATTGTCTTCCTGTATTCCCAACAGGAACAATATGAACATCATATTCAACACCAAGAGATGTAAGCCACTGAACGATTGCTTTTCCCGGTACTCCACGGGTAAATTGAGGTGGACTAAGATTGAAAATATCGGTTGTTAATTGTCCCTCTATTAGAATATATTTATATTTTATTCCTCTCATTCGTTCCATTTCTTCTTCAAACAAATCTCTTTTCCCATAATTTACCCAGATCTCGCTAAAATCTGCTTTTCTTTCAATAGCTAAAATATCGGTGTAACCTTTCAGAGAATAGTCTCCCGTCTTTAATGTTGCAATTTCCATTCCGAGACAACGAGGTGGACGCCTTTCTGGTTTGTGGGCCTTAAATTCCCAACCAAAGCCCTCTTTATCACGCGAATCCCTCATAACCATATATTCTGGCAACACCAATCTACCCATTATCCGACTCCTCTTCTATAATATCTTCTCCGTCTAATATAAGTGGTTCGAACGATCCGTCAGACAATTCTTGCGGTTTGCGCCAATTTTCTTTTATATCATCCGACGCTATCTTTGTCAAACTTGCGTAACGGCCCTGCTTTGTTCTCTCGGCCTCGGAAGATTGGAGAATCGCAACAAGATTAAAAAACGATTCTTTTCCACCTCTTAATTCATCAATCCTGTCTTTTCTGGTTGCCGCCAAATTTGAATATATTTTATCGCGCCCCGTAACAAGTTTATCATATCTTTCACTTACTTTTGCAAAATCGGATCTTTTCTGGTCAAGTAATCTATATTGTTGAATCCTTAATTGTTTTACATCCTTGTCTTCATCCTCTTTAATTGGATTATTAGCAGACCATCCGGTCAATTCTGTTATTTCTTCTTGAAAAGATTTCATTAAAATAAGTTGTCTGTTTATAAGAATTCTATGTTTCAAAAATTCATCGAGTTGAAAATATTCGCTCATTACTAAATCAGAAAATTGAACGCACAAATTACCATATTCTTCTATATACACGTCTATCTCATCATCAGTAAATTGGCTTTTTAAAATAATATAGAGATGACTTTCTTTGAAGCGTTTTCTAAACCATTCCGCCTGTTCTGAATCTCCCAGACCTGGGGGAGGAATGGAGAATGCTTTTGTTATTTCTTTTGTAGGGGAAACGGATTCTATTTTTTTATTAATTCCAAGTTTTCTTCTAGTTCTTCTTATTGTCTCCAAATTCCACTTATAATTATAGTGATGTAAAAGTTCTTCTTGTATTTTTTTGTCTGGAACACCATCTTTACATAACTTAATACATAATTCAAGTGCTTTCGGGTTATTACTTAGTTTTTGAAAAATTTCAGGCATTGAGATATTCCCATAATGAACTAGTATTTTTTATTGGAAATGATAGCCGACTATTTCTTTTGTTGTTGTTCTGCTCTTTTTTAGTTCTCCATTGACAATTTTTTGGAGAATATCCTTCTTTTAATTTATAATTATCTATTCTATCTAAAGATTTTCCAATTGGTCTTTCTCCCATGTCGGAAAGAAAATTTATAAACCCATTGTTTTTTGGCAACCATCTATTGCAAACAGTAATTCCACGTCCACCATAATCTTTATAATTTGGGCATTTTGAATCTGTACACCTTTGAACCATTTGACTCCACGAAATATGCGTAGGAGATTTAAGCCCGGTTCTTGCATGACCATGTTTTATTTTTTCTTTATATAGACACCCACAACTTCTTGTGCCTCCGTCCTTTAAATGATTGCTACTAACTATCTTTTCATTACCACAATCACACTTGCACAACCAAGTTGCGTTTCTACTAGAATCTGTTCCCACTCTTTTTCTAGCTACTAATTTTCCGAATCTTTTCCCAGTCAAATCATTCATTATTGATCTCTTTTAAAATCAACGATATATAATCTCGAACCTCTTGTAATAGACTTTTTTTAATTTTTTTGCCATCTAAAAGATCCTTAAATGGTTCGACAAGATGCGAAGGTAAATTATTAAGAATAAGTTCTTTAGTATCTTCTGCTTCAAGACTAAGAAATGGATCTGCCTCTGGAGATGACGAAGCTAAAAATTTAGTTTTATCTGAAACACGAACATTATCTATAGAGACTGCGTTCACAAGATTAATTCGGTTTTGCGTAAGATGCTGGTTATTTATATCTGGTCTAAAATATTTATCTCTTTTAAGATTTTTAAGTCTATTTGTAACATGAGAATTGAGATAGTGTTCCAGTTCTCCGCATTCGGGTCTGTATCTAGAAAGTGCGTCTAAACATAAAACCCATATTTCTTGATATATGTCTGAAGGATCAAAATATGCAAATTTATGTTTTTGTTTTCTGGATTTCGCTATTTTATTTATTATCGGTTGGGCTTTTGTTAACAATTCTTGTGATATTTTCGTCTTCATCTTTTTTTAGCGCCTTGTCCTCAAACACCTCTTCAATATTAAAATTTTTGTCATCCTCTTGTTTTAAATCATCCAATACCTTGGCGCTTGCTGATTGCGTTTCTTTTACAGTTAGATTGCATTTCAATTTGGTCATATAAAGTTATACACCAAGATAGTCCTATAATATAGTAGTTCATTTCTATAATTTTGTTTCATAAAAATTCGAGAATTGCGTATAATGCAAAGGAATAATGTATGTAAACAGGAAAGTTAAAGATATGCTTTATTATTTGTTCTTATTAAGAAATACTTATGAATCCTATTTTTGAACTTATTTTAGTCAAGAATACTTTACCGTACCTTTTTCCATACTCTATAATAGCAAAGACTATAACAGGGAATAATGGTCTTTATGTAGAACGATCACGAATTATTGGAAATTATAAAAATCAAGTAATAGCTGAAAAGGCCAAGAAAAATTTCGAACACCTTTTAATAAACGAAATTTTGCCTCCAGAATTCGAAGATTATAAACAGTGGCAAAATTGTAAAAGAACTCCTTATGATAGTTTTTCGGACAATTTATCGCACATTAAACATCCAGAATGGTATAATCCAATAAAAGCCCTAGAAAAAAGAATGAAAAGTGGTAAAGAGGGGGATTTGCCACCAAAATTACCGCCATCAAAAAAAAGAAAGATTATATTATAAAATGATAAATTTAATTTGTGGAAAATTTGAAGAAATAGAAATTAAAGATAAAATCAATTTGTCTTTCCATGATTTTCCCGATAATGAAAAAGTTAAATATGAAAATTATGACGACAATTTAAAAATTGATGATTATATTAATTTATTAAATACATGGATAAAAAAAGCTTGTTTAATTACTTCTGGACCCGTATTCATAAGTTTTTCACAAAAATATACATATTTTATAGAACAAATAATTGTTAATAATAATATTTCATTAATACAAAGAATTTACTGGCACTTCACCTTCGGCCAAGCTAATAAAAGACGCTATACACCAAGTTTACGTCCGATATACTGGCTTAACTCCAATATAATTTATGAAGATAAAATAAAAATTGCCTCTATGCGTATAATCAAATATAAAGATAAGAGGGCTAATCCTTTAGGAAAGCTTCCAGATAATATGTGGGAATTCCCAAGAGTGTGCGGGACTTTTAAACAGAAAAGAAAGTGGCATAAAAATCAATTCCCAGAAGAATTAATGGAAAGAATAATATTGGGGCATAGTAAAGAAAATGAAGTCGTATGTGACGGCTTTGTTGGGAGCGGAACCACGGCAATAGTTTGTAAAAGATTAAATAGGAACTGTATAGGAATAGACTGTAGCCAATTCTACTTAGATAAAGTAAAAGAAGAATTACAAAAAATAAAATAAAAGAAATATTAATTTATGGGTACATATAAAAATACTCAAATTGAATCTCGGCATTTAATAGAATATAAAAATAAGTTCTGGTCAAAGGTTAATAAAAAAACAGAAAAAGATTGTTGGGAATGGATAAGCTGGAAGACTAGGGGAAAATGGAGATATGGAATATTTCAAATACATACAAAAAATCAAAAAATGCAAATTAGGGCACATCGTGCTTCTTGGTATTATTTTTATGGAGTTCTTCCTTCTTCGGATATATTTGTGTGTCATAGTTGCGATAACCCATCTTGTGTGAATCCATCACATTTATTTTTAGGAACGCCCAAAGATAATACACAGGATATGGTAAATAAAAAACGAAGTCCTCTTGGCATTAAAAACGGTAAAACTAAACTAAACGAATTACAAATTAAAATAATAAAATATTTATTAAAAGATGGATATTTGACACAAAGAGAAATTGGAGAAATATTTGATGTATCTCAAAGTACAATCTGGCAAATAGCTAATCGTGTAACATGGAAGGATGTAGAATAATGGATAAAAAAACTTTTGAAATAATTGAAAAACTCCTTGAGCAATGGCAAAAATTATTAAAGTTAAATGCTAGGGCTTCGCTTGAGAAAGCATCCTTATTAAAAGGTGGTCTTAAAAAGAGAGTAAAATTAGAGGGTAAAGCTATTACTTTTGATTACAACACAACAAAAATACAAACCCAAATTCAAAAACAATTAATAGAACTATTACCAGAACATGAAATTTTAATTTTAAGCGAACCAACTGAAATTTTAGACTTTGACTGGAAGGTAGAAGACTATCTTGAATTATACGCGAACCATTATAATCTCGTTGTTGTAAAGTTATTAGAGACAGTAGAAAGATTAAAATGTCAATTAAACAATGTTTAAAGTTAAAATGTGCAATTTGTGGAGATCAAATAAAAAAAGAAAAGATAACTCTATTTAAAAAAATAAATATTTGCAAAAATTGCGTTTATAGAATATTGACATTGTATGTTCATTTGAATCCAATAAATTTATTATGTCCTTTTTGTAATGGTAAAAAGAAAAAAACAAAATGTAGTTATTGTGATATATCCAAAAAAATGGAATTGTTTAAATATGAAAATATATAGGAAATAAAATGCCAAGATATTCTAAAGAAAGTATTGATCATTTTTTCGATTATGGTTTATTTCCATCCAAGAGAATAATGTACATTGGATCGGCAAAAGAAGATTTAGATGGATCCGAATCTGGCATAGACTATTTAATGACAGAAAAAACTATAAAAGGTGTAACATATCTTAATACAGTATCAGAAAAACCAATAATTATAATAATGGATAGTCCTGGCGGGGACTGGTATCACAGTCTTGCAATATACGATATAATAAAATCAACCAGGTGCCACATAACAATAATTGCCGTGGGATATTGTTGTAGTGCTGGATCTGTTGTTTTGCAGGCCGCTGATTTACGAGTAATATCCCCTAGCTGTATGTTCTTAATACATGACGGAACAACAGAATTATCAGACCATACCAGAAATGTAGAATCGCAAGCACAACAATCTAAATTGGACAGAAAGAGGATGTACGAGATATATGAGGGAAAAATGAAAGAAAAAAATCCCAAGATAACAATTAAACAAATTGAAAAGTTGTGTACAATCGACAAAATATATTCCCCCCAAGAAGCAATAGATGTTGGTTTGGCCGACGAACTTTTGGGAGATATTAATCTTTATATAAAGGAATAATTAAGTGGAACATATTAATTCAATCAGTTGTGATAAATAAAAATATGAACGCGACTGATACGTATGATATTTATAAAATAATATGTCTCATAAATAATAAATTTTATATAGGAAGTAGTATAAATATAAATAAAAGATTAAAAGCACATGTGAATTTATTAAAACGCAATAAACATCCAAATAAACGACTACAAAATGCTTGGGACGAATGTGGCGAGAAAAATTTTAAATTTGAGATTATTGAAACTGTCTATGACATAAATCAATTGTTGATAAGAGAAAAATGGTGGATTGACACTACCAATTGCTGTAATAGAAAGATAGGATTTAATATTTCTCATGATCCTCATAAAATCAATAATGGAAGATTTATTGATTTAACTGGACAGAAATTTGGGGAACTGACTGTTGATAAATATATGGGACAAAGCAAATGGTTGTGTAGGTGCGATTGTGGTAAAGAAAAGATAGTTCTTTGCTGTAATTTAAGAAATGGTAATACTAAAAGTTGCGGGTGTAAAGAAGGAAATTTAAAACATGGCCATAGTCAAACAAAGATTTATAATATATGGAGAGACATGAATCAGAGATGTAATAATAAAAATAATAAAGGTTATAAAAATTATGGGAAAAGAAAGATTAAGGTATGTTATAGGTGGTCTAATAAAAATCCCAGAGGATTTGAAAATTTTTATAAAGATGTTGGCGATCCACCAAAAGGAAAATCAATAAATAGAATAAATAATAGTGTAGGGTATTTCTCAAGTAATTGGCGATGGGCAACAAGTGCTCAGATAAATAGAAACATGAGAAGCAATAGAAATTATTTTTTAAACAATAAAAAACAGTGTCTAGTAGATATAGCAAAGGAATACGATATTCATATAAATACATTAAGGCATAGATTAGATAAACTTGGCTTATCTATAGAAGAAGCAATAACAAGACCAATAGACAAAAGATATTCTCACGGGAAAAGGGGGTGACTGGTGGATTTTAAGACTTTTCAGGAAGAATCTCGAAGGACGGCAACTTATCCTGGTTTAAATGAGTCTATTGAATATCCATTGATGGGGTTAATTGGGGAAATGGGTGAGCTTTCTGAGAAATTTAAAAAAGTTTTGCGTGACAACAATGGTGCGATGTCTCAAGATAGAATTGATGGAATAATTGGTGAATTGGGCGACCTTTGTTGGTATCTGTTCCAAATATATTCTGAATTAAAGATTGATCTTCAAAATAATTATACAGAGATGTCCATTGATAAAAATAAATTAAATTCTACACTAAGTGTTCTTGTGGCCATAAATTGCTGCGTGTCAGATATAGCCATATATTGTTTGTCTAGCAATAAAACATTAATTGGTGAATTAACAAATAATGCAAATACTTTAATTTCTCTTATAAAAGAAGTATGTAGGTTATGTAATGTATCAATAGAAGAAGTTATGGATTATAATATTAAAAAATTACAGGATAGATTAAAAAGAGGAGTAATAAAAGGGGATGGGGATAAAAGGTAGTGTGGAGAGATATAATAAATTTTAAAAATAAGTACGAGATATCTAATGCGGGCGAAATTCGTAATAAAAATACTGGAAGAATTTTATGCCCAAGCAAAGACGGTAGTGGATATTTAAGAATTGGTTTGTGTAAAAACGGAAAGATGAAATCCTTTTCGGTTCATAGGTTGGTTTTGGAATCATTTATCGGTCCTTGTCCACCGGGAATGGAATCTTGCCATAACGATGGAAATATATACAATAATGATGTAAATAATTTAAGGTTCGATACTCATCAAAATAATAATAGAGACAAAATCAAACATAATACAATTTTTAGACCAAAGGGATCTAGACATCCTCGTTCAAAATTAAATGAGTTACAGGTTAGAATAATAAAATATTTACTTAAAGATAATAAATTAACATTAATGGAAATAAGTAGAATATTCTTTGTTTCTAAAAGAACTATTGAACATATTAAATATGGAACAGCATGGAAACATGTAGGAATATAGTGTATAAACAAAATATGGGAACAGAAATAGAAAATGAAAAATCTTATCCGGAATTGATTCGTACATTCTTAAATTATTTCTGGGTATCTCTTCCAAAAGAGTGGGTCGTCGAAACTAAATTTGAAGGATACTTTTTAAATGTCAAAATTGTCTCCGACAAAGTTGTTGCCGGAAAACAATTTTATTTAAGACGACGATACTCACACGATATAATGAAAAAGTTTCAAGATACCGTAGACGATCTGGCTTGCGACTGTGCGCAAGAAGTGATTTCCGCAATGAAAAAATAGTATGAACAAGCAACTAGTGAAACTTTTATTGTTTAAATGGAAGCAACTTGTTCCATATGCCTCAATACAAAGAACATTTATAGAGAATATTAAAATAAATTCGGAAACATCGTCGCCATTTGATATGCGTTGTTTTGATCCCTTGTTAGAAATTAGTGTTTTACAAGATAAAATTATAGAACAATGTCCAAAATTTTTATGGATTAAAACCGAATGTGATCTACCACAAAACCTATGCGACGACGATTGGACAGAAATATATGCAAGATTCAATTATATGCTAATAGAAAAGGTTAAAAAAATTGTGTATAAACATTGATAGGGATTAGTGATGATATTTGAGAACATTTCTATACCACCTGTGGTCTAAATTTATAACCTTTATAGGCGATATAAAATTCTTTGGATGGAAACAACCATTCTGGTTCGTTTTTAACGCTTCGGGGTATAAATTAAAAGGAGAACATTATAGAGAAGTAATCAAATTAATCAAGGACGGTGATATTCTATTATCTAGATCGTTACAATATATAGATACATATCTTATCCCTGGTTATTGGACTCACGCCGGGCTGTTCTACGGAGGAGACAAAAAACAAGTAATTCACGCAATAAGTGATGGAGTTCTAGTAGAGGATATAATTAATTTTATGAGAACGGACGAATTATTGATATTAAGGGCTCCACAAGAGCATGTTGAAAGAGCATTGGCCTTAGCCAAATCGGTGGTTGGAAAAGAATACGATTTTATTTTTGACTTTAATAATTCTAATAGGTTTAGTTGTTCCGAACTTATTTATTTCTGCTACCCCAAATTAATAAAACCGCGAAAAAAATTCGGAAAAACAATAGTGGTTGCAGACGACATATTGTATTCAAGAAATTTTGATATTATTTGGGATTCTAGATTTAATGGGGGTCAATAGCGCCTTTTCTATTGACCACCCAAGTATATCAATCCTACTTGCCAAAGTTCCTGTGGGGAGGCCATGTTCTTCTTCAAAGGCCGACCTGCATTGTGTTTTGTCATTAAATGTTTCTAAACGATTACTTCGTTGATTTCTAGCCTGCTCTTTTCTTGTAGCCCAGCGGCAATTTTCTTTGCAATAATCTCCATTATTATCTATTCTATCAAGGGACATTCCTTCTGGTGGGTCTCCCATATCTGTGTAAAAGTTTGCAAATCCATTCTTTGTATTAGACCATCGCTCACAAACCTTAATACCTCTTGCTCCCCAAGATTTCTTTCTAGGATTTTTACATCTGTTCTTCATTCCTGACCATACTCTATATGCTCTTGATATTTTATAGTCTATTGTGTGTCCGTGTTTTAAGTTGTTTGTTTTATATTTCTCTATTCTTAAGCACCCACAGCTTTTGGTTGTTCCTCTTTTTAAATCGACTCCAGTTGCAGAAGTTTCTTTACCACAATCACATTTACACAACCAAATAACATCCCTGCTTTTACTTCGTCCATTTTGCTTAAGAACAACTAGCCGAGTAAATCTCTGTCCTGTCAAATCAATTATTTTTCTCATTATAAACCTTAAAACACATTGTAAGGAAGTAGATAGTGGTCTAGATTAATTTCATTATAAACTAATTCGTAACCATCTTTCATATTTTTATTTTTAAAAATCATCAATTCTCTTATGGTTTTTCCACACCCAAAAGCAGCGAATGTTTCAATATTGGCCCCTAAAGATTTCTTCCATCCATTTAACAGTAAAATTCCTTTGCAAAGATTCACGACCGAATTCAGGTCTTTCTTCATGCAAGTATTAAAAGTAAGGTGAGTATCATTTTCTTCCGCAGGGCTCCAAATTTTATACCCCCTGTTTCTTAATAACTTAGCCGCAAGACGGAAGGCCGGATAATTAAATTCTGGGAGCCCACTCATTGGTCCGGCTAAGTACCACTCGAACTTATAATCTTTCTTTTTAAACCACTTCATAAAAATATCCTAATCCATTAAATATGACCTGTATATTTATTATTTTTTATATCGGAGACTATTCTTTGAGAAATACTATATAGTCTTCCAATTTCTTTTTGGGTCAATAAACGTTCTTTTAATAATTTTGTGATCTCTAAAAATTTTATTCTATTTATTTTTGCCCATTTGCATTTTGATCCAAGACGACTTGGAGGAAGTTTAAATGTCCCATGACCCTTGCTATCTTGCGAATTTTCTTTTTGTGTTCCCCACCGCAAATTGTTCAGTTTATTATTATTTGGATTACCGTCCAAGTGTCTACAAACAGCACCAATAAATGGTTTTGGTCCAACAAAAGTTGCGAGAACCAACTTGTGAATTCTAAAAGTTTTTGATATACTATTTTTAGAAAGACTAAGATATAAATATCCGTTTTTGTCTTCTGTTGGTTTTAAAATTCTTTCATTATCACACTTTACACTTATTAATCTTTTAATTAACCCAAGATTAGAAGCTTGGTATAATCCAATATAATCTGGAATATCTTTCCATACTTCCTTGATCACCTTATTCTATCCACCAATCTTTTTGTGTTTATTGTCAATTACACCAAAAACAAAAATTTTATAAAATAAACACCAGCCATACCAAAATATCATAATCTTCTCCTAATCCTCTATTCCAAAAATTTCTTTAACATTTTTCAATGTTTCTTCATAATTTTCGGGGGTGGGATTTTCTGGAACCCTAAATCCTTTGTCGTCTATAAAAATATCTGCATTAGGTTTTCCATTTTCAAACCACACAGTATCATAAATAAGATTATTCGTATTTAACCAATCCTTTACCATGTTTGCTAATAAAAACGGCGCAGTATTTTTGGAAACCACACTTGGTGAACAACGACAACTATGTATAATTATATCCCCAAATTTATGTAGCTCTTCAAGAAATTCTTTGGCTCCTGGTAGTGGGTCGCCAAACTGGTAAATGTCTTTCCATTGGTCGTATGTGGCAATAGTTTTATCTAGGTCTACTGCAATTACTAACCTTCTATTATATTTACGCATTAACCGTTTCTTTTACTATTTCACCGTCGCTGATAATAACCTGACACTCTTTGCCCTTGCCGACTCGTTCTATCCAGACCTGCGCATCCATTTTCGAGGCCATCTTGGAAACCATCGCCAGATTCTTCTCGTCAAGCAAAGATCCGTCTCGGATTAGAAGGATTTTCAATTTAGGATTCATGACCAAACCCATCGCAACCGAAACTTTAATCCTTTCACCCTGAGATATTTGATCGAACGGTATCCCATTAAACGTCACGGCCTCTTCGTCAAAAGCCAATCCCTTTATTGGGAAATTAGCCTTTTCCAACATCTGTTGTTTAGTAGCGTCTATATTTATCAGAGCAAGAGATGCCGCTTCCGATTTTCCTCTTAGTTCCTGTAGAGCTATTTCTAAAAGCTTTTTAGCATCGTTAGCCCTTATCGACTTGTTAACTTCTTCGGCTGAATTAATTTGAGACTGTATATTAGATACATCTATCTTTTGGAAATCTTTTATGGTCGTTTCATCTTTTATCATATAGGTTTCTATCTTGGTTTTTTCTCCTGTTATTTGTTTAATTTGTTCATCTAGTTTTGCGATCCTTAGTTTATTATGTTCCAAAGATCTTTTTGCATCATCTAATTTTTGATTTTCCGCAAGAGCAGACATTAATTTATTAGAAAGCGCCACAACAGACACTTCTTTATCTGGAACATCCTTGCAATAAGAAATACTTTCATATTGTGCCTTGAGTTCTTTGCCCCTTCTATTAATATCTGTTCTGGAATCAAACGCCTCTTTGCGGCTCTTGTTCAATTCTGTAAAATCAAGTCCAACCAACTTTTTAAGAGTTTCAATCCTTTTCTTGTCATCCATTCTAAAAAATTCAGACGGATCGAAAGATAGATTCCCCACTATCTTGTCAAGCATAGCTTGTGGAGTAGGGAACGTAGCCCCTTCCTTACTCTTGACCACGAGACTGGTTCCATTTTTTGTAAATGTTCTTATTACCTGTATATCACCAAGGTCAAGAACAATCCTGGCCTTTTCTTGTCCATTCCTTATTGGTTGACCAGGAATATGCTTTGAACCACCAAGGGCGTATTCGATAGAATCGAGAATGCTTGACTTGCCATTCCCGTTATCTCCCCCTATCACGACCATGTTACCATCGGGCTTGATTTCAATAGCCTTAAGACATTTTATATTTTCTGCTTCTAACGATACGATTTTCATTGTTCTACACCAATTCTTTCTCAACCGTTTCCATTAAATCTTTTGTAATTTCTGCTCTTTTGTTCATATCCCAGGTTTCTTTATTAATTTGTTTATTTTCATAAAAAACTTTATCAATTTGAATATTATTGATTATCATTGTTCTACCCACGTTTATCAGGGCGTCTTCTAGCGAATCATTTGAACCACCTATTCTATAGATTGGAGGATCGTAATTTTTACCGGCTTCAAAATCATCTGTCCACCAATAATAACTATTTTCTCTTTTGTCTTCTTTAAAAATATATACATTCATTCCTTGTATTCCTTTATACGGATTTCCCTATTTTCTTAATACAAGATTCATTAAATTCTTCTTGAGGTTCTTCGTCTAGAAATTCAAAGACTTTGGCTTTATTTGGTCGTTTAAAACGAGATTTTAGAATTTTTAAATAATTTCTTTTTAAATAAAGATAAACATATTTTTTATAAAGATAGATTAAAATATTAGATAAAATATAAATTGTATTAAATATACAAAGTATTTCAATTAACATTACTATTACCCTTTAATTTTTCTTGAGTGGTCCAACGCCCGCATCATATGGAGACTTGCCGTGATCAATATATTCGTCGCCCTTCTTTTGTTCCTGTACCATCGCATAATCTATTGCTTCTCGAACCGTAGCAAAAGTTGGTTCCATTCTCGGTCCACCACTAGTTTCAAGCAATCTCCACCCTCTTCCGGTAACAGACCATCTAAAATTACATCTTCCGGTATAACTTTTCTTGGTATTTTGGGCTTCGAGCCATTCCAGTCTTTGGTGGTCATTTTCAAGCATAAGATCATAACTATTTCTTGGATCTAAAGTATCATCACCCATTACTTCATTCTCCTATCATCTTTATCTGCAAACAACACATGGTCACAGTTATCTAATTTTTCTTTTTTGTCATTTTTATCATTGATTATATTTTCCGGCCAACTAAAATGACATCTCAAACATTCTCTGCGAAGATGTTCTTTCAACACAGGATCTCCATCCTCCTTATATTCTCTAAGATAATCTGATGAAAATCGCACCTTTTCCATATGATAAACTTTAACTTCTTCGTGCCCACACTTTGGACACTTAATATTTGGATTAAAATCTTTCATGCCCAAGTATCCTTCCCGCATCGTTTACAATTTTTGCGCCAAGGCTTTTGTACTTCTCCAATACCATTAGAAGCAAGACACGTTAGATATCTAATTGTCCATTTGTGGCCTAAAACAAGGCACCAAAATTTCATCCAACATCCCCATTTTCTTTAATTTTTTGATCTTCGTAAGGGGCGATTAATTTTCTGGAAATTTCTGTCTTGCAACATTCGAGTGCCCCAATAATCGAATTAAACCGAGCATAAGATTTTTCTCCTCCGATATTTGTGTTCGTTAATCTTTTCGCTATCTTAAAAATTATATAATTTAATTTGCCACAAAGCACATCATTGCCACGATATTCATCCAATAGTCGTAATGTCAATTCATCTATCAATGGATCTAATTCTTTTCTTGCAGACTTTAATATATAAGGCATCTATTTCCCCAAGATAAACGATTTAAATACTACAAAAAGATCTACAAACCACATCCCTAGTTTTCCAAACGGCCCCCTAGTACATTTGTCACAAAAGTAGAATTCACGAAGAGAAAGATTGGTTGCTTGAATAGGCTCGTTACATATTCCACATTTAAATACATCTTTTGTTACTGTTCTATTTTTTCTTTTCTTCGGTTTTGGTGGTGGAAACGGTCTATCTGGATTAACCTTCAACCAACCGTCCTCTGTCGCCGATTTCTTTCGTTTTTGTGAGATTTTCTTTTTAGCCATTGCTAACTTCCACCTCCTTAGTAACTAGAGCAAGATCGCCGACCGGAAAATATTCAGGGCGATTTCTTTGCGGCCTACCCTTTCCTAGACTAAGAGAAACAGAAGAACCATCTTCTGATAGACTCTTAATTCTACCCGCTTTACCAACTACACCAGAACATACGTCACACCGAACAACTCGAACAACTTCACCCACTTTAAAACCCATAAATTTCTCCTAAACAACACTCTTGTATATCTTCTTATTTTTGACATTAGAAATTGTAGTCTCTGAAACACCAAATTGTTTTCCTATTTCTTTTAAAGTTAATTTTCCTTCTTCTGTTAATTTTCTAATTTCTCTTATTTGGTCATCTTTTAGTTTTGATAAATAGTGTTTTGATCCCATTTGAAATGTTCCATGATTTATTGCGTCTCGACAATTTTCTTTTCCTGTTCCTAATTTTAAATTACATAATCTATTATCTGTCCTAACTCCATTCAAATGTCTACATTCCAGTCCTGGAAAATATAAATTACCGAAAGCCTCTAAAACCAATTTATGAATTTTAAAATATTTTGCCTTTCCATTTTTACACAAACTAATTCTTAGGTATCCATGAGATTCTTTTCTTGGTTTCAAAATTTTTTCTTGATTTAAATATTTTTGTGGATCTTTTAATACTCTTCTAATGCTTGTTCTATTAATTTTTGTTTGTCTAGATATTTCAGATTGCGACAAATTATTATTGTTTAATAATAAGATATTATTTATTTGATCGTCTGTAAATTTTTTAACAAGTCTCTTTATTCTACCAAGATCAGAAACTTGATATAATCCTTCATACCCAACCACATCTTTCCAAATCTCTATCATCTCAATATTATACGAAAAACTACCACCCTTTTATTTTTTTAATTTCTTTTATTATTGAAATCAAATGATCGCAAACTATTGATTTTTTACTAGCTTCAACACCATACCCAACAATATTTCCAGGAATCTTGCTTATTGGCAAGTTAGCCTTACACACAAAATTGAGTTCTTCAAGTGAAAGTTGTACTTGTTCTAATAGATCATTAAGAATCTCTGGTTGATGGTTTTGTGTTTTATAAATTGGAGCTTTAGCTTTCGTCATAAATTAATCTCACTTTCTTATGTTAATAACAGACTTTTCTTGGGGGTTAAAATATGTCGTTCGCCCAAAGCCTTTTCAGAAATTTGTTTCCACGCATCGTTGTCGGTATCAACCACACCAAAAGATTTAATATGTTTTGTATTAATAAATTCTTTTTGACAAACCAAATAAAGGGGATTCATATCTTTTAATTGAGCAGCCGCCAAACCATCTTTACCACCTTCTCCTTTATGGGGGAATAAAACTAAAGATCTTTCTACGGGAATTATAGCATCGACAGTTATTAATTCTCTAAAATCATCCGGAGATTTATCAATCTCAAAAAATTTACTATCACCATCTTTGAAATCTACCCTATACCAACTCATATTTTTCCTTTCTATTATTTCACTATTTCCAAACACTGAACCACATTATGACCAGACAAATCTTTTATATCACTCGTGTCGGGATCTAAAATCTTTTTTTTCTTTGCGTCATATACGATTGCATGAACATTACATTTTGGTCCTAAATTAAGATCTATTTTCGCAACAATTAAAATAGAATTATTTTTTAAATCTTTAAGCCTATTAAATTTTATAAATCTTGATTTAATATTAAATTCGTCATCTAAAAATCTTTTTATTGAATGTGATTCGTTTCTAAAATTAGGTGAACCTATTGTAAAACGAGCCATTTCCTTTACGTGTTCATAACATGTTCCGCCGACCATAGCCACACAAGCAACACTACACCCGTCTCCGTCCAATTGTTTAACTAAATTCATAGAAAAATCTCTCTATCTTAAACAAACATATCTTATCAACAAACCGACATATTCGAACTTTTTTAATTTTATCTTGCCGAAACAATAATTTATACGCTGTCCAGAAAGCCATAAAAAGAAAATAATGTTCAGATAAAATTACGTAATCCCGTAACGGTTCTCCATAAGAACAACCTTCTATTGGATATTGTACATTATATTTTTTCATTTATGCATCCCTAATTTTTTGAGTATCCATATCTTCCCATATATCTGGATATTGCCAATCTATTATTTGGTTCTGCCAATCACGAGCAAATTTAGCAGCCAACGCATAATGTTGTCCATCGTCTAAATATATGTCTCCTGATTTGGGATCTGTTTCAAAACCACACAGAGCAACAGTTTTATCATTAACTTTACGAATCCTTATACTCATTTATTTATTGTCCATTAAAAATCTATGTACACCAACGGCACGGTCTAGATTAGTATTGTGTTCATCTAAAATTCCACATATTTGTCCAGCGGTTGGAATTTGTTTTTCAATAAAATCAGCAGCTTCATTCATTAATTTTTGAGTAGCTGTTTGATAAAATTCTAAATCTCCACCCTGAAAAGTAACATTAGACCAACGACGAAGCCTTTGGGACAAAGCTAACTTTTGTCCCTTTTTATTATCAAAGTCATCCTCTTTTACGTTAGCTATAAATATTCCTTTATCCACGACCAGTACACCCTGGACAACAACAAGTAGGTTTTTCTGCTTGCATTTCTTCTATTAATTCTTTTAAAGACGATCTTACTTTTCCATTATAGGATTTGTCTGCTACTGATTCTAATACTTTAATAATACCATATTCTCCGATTATTGTTGACAATAATCTATCACACAAATCATCCATTCATCTTCTCCATAAATTGTTGTGCAAATTCTTCCGATGCGGTGTCCGCATCAAATTTATCAAATGGTTTTTCGAAAAAATTGTTGTCTAATAAATAGCTTGTTAAATATTCTTTTAATTGTGTCTGCAATTCCTCTTGTGAAAAGAAGGTCATAACATCTGTCTTGGCTATAGTTATACGTAAACAATCCTTATAAATATGAAATTCTGGATGACTTTCTGGTAATTCGAAGAACATTATTCCACACGGAGTAGAACAATTTTTACAGCCGGGATATTTTTGAACAATATACCATCTTTTTTCAGTTCCAATATTTGGAGCGCGTAATTTAAAAAATTCACCACTTAATAAACAACCACATTCACACATTATAATACCTCGGACGGACGAAAAATCCCGGTGTTTCCTGGGGTTATCATCTTAAACCAACGCCCAGGGTAAATCCTATTATCTATATCCACATCTCCAACTATACAACCACAATTTTTGCACCATCTTACTGTATAGTCTTCGTCATAGCTCTGACGAAAACGAGCTATAACTATTAAATCATGATTTTTTGAATTACACATTTTCAACTCCACTTTTCATTACCCTGTAGGTATCTTCGTCTTTGTGGGTAGTTGAAACTTCTAAAAACACAACATTTAAACAATTTGGATTATAAAAACTATGAGCCTGACAAGGAAGTATCGTCACCGACTCTCCCTTAATTAAAATATCCGTTACTTTAGTTCCATCTTTCTCGAACCTATCGAGATGAAGTTCGCCACTTAAAATAAAGAATGTTTCTTGTTTATCTCTGTGCCATTGAAGTGACAACCTACTTTCTGGAACAAGTGTCATTATCTTGGCACAATATTTATCATTGTTAACGATGATTTCTTCTGTTCCCCAGTTCTTTTTAACAAGAATAGTTTTTTCAATTTTGTTCATTTCTACTCGATTCAAGAACCGCGACATCGGGTTCCATTAAAACCATAGAGCCACTTATAAAATCGAACAACAATCCGTCGCGTAGTCTTACTGCATAAATTGTCGAACGAGACTTTAAAACATCATAAAACGAAGTATTTATTCTGATATACAATTCGTTATTAAGCCAAAAGCATTCTCCTCGCTTGATACTACTTAATAATAATTCATTATGATTTTTAGGAACATAAACTTTCATTTAAAATATTCTCCAAATCTTTTAATTCTTGGCTATAGTTTGGGCCAGTATAAATAAAACCGTGAGAGGCGGCAATACTCCATATAGTCGCGTATCGTGGATCATTTTCAACCAATTTTAATTTATCAACCAAAGCCTTCGCCGCATCTTTTAATTTCATGCTATACTCTGTTATCATAACACCTCTTTTCATTCGTCTTACATCGTTCCAGGCCGCATCGGAAGGTACTTCTACGGGAGGAGTAACGTGTTGAAAATAAAATTTAGTTTCTTTTGGAGGAACAACGCCAACAGTATTTTTGGGACCACAATTTGGACGTGGTTTAACATTCTCTGTTTGCATTTTTTGCTCGGCTTTATCCATAGCTTTTCCAAGAGTCTCTCTAAATGAACATCGTACACAATGTTTCGAAGACCACGCTTTCCCACATTTGGAGCATGGAAGATTATCTTCGACTGGAATTCTTAAAGCCCAATATCCATTTGGCCGACACACCCATTCACCAAAATCAATTGATTTCCCTTTACTATCTTCTACTTCTAAAAATCGTCCACTTTGATGAGAGGGGGGACCATCGAAAACAATATCTATATAATCACTCATTTTTATCTCTCTAAAAAATCAATCCATATTGCCACCAACAAAGCCAATGGCCCCCAAAACAAAAATTCAAACCAAGAAATATATCTACCTTTTGGAAAACATTTTATTTGTATTAAACCACCACAAACCCCACATAAAATCCATGTAATAAGAAACAAACAAAAATAGATAAACATTTATTCTCCCCTAATAACTCCTTGGTCCCATATCAACCACGCCTCGTCCAGAGTTTTCGCTTTTACAAACACACTAATAACCTCACAACAACCACCAAGGTTTTCACAAATGAGAAACCAACCATCTCTACAATTAATATTCTTATTTGAAAACTCTACTTTTTCAAGCCTAAATTGACTTCCACAAGGGCACGGTCGATGTAACATTTTAGGTTTTTTATATTCTACGGTTTTACCTATTGACCCAAATATCTTCCTGTTATTATTAAAAACAGCCAAAATTGCATCAGCGGCTTTGATAGGCCAAATAGTTCCTTCTTTTGGGGGTATGACAGAATTTATAATTTTTATCAATCTTTCTCTATTTGGCAATTTAACAGATTTTATAATATCGTCAGCAAACTCGTTTAATAAATAGTCTTCTATATCAGAAACAACACGAGGAAGTTCTTTTAATTGAACTTTTCTCCATGTTCGTTGAATACTCTTCACTATTGCGTCACGCATTTTTCTTTTCCCTTTTTATGAATTCTTTTATATCTGTTATACCAAACCATCTCCCACCCTTTTCGTCAGAAATAAATGGCATACGATATAAATCCTTCGTGAACAATGGACAAATAATAAATTTAATTTGAGTATCTGGAATATTTTTAATCATTTCTTCAGCGATTAAATTATTAGAATCGTTTGGAATACAATACATAGTAATTTTTTTCATTATTTCCTCTTCTTTCCACTTGTTTCCCTGACCATTAAAACGAGCCGATCTTTAATTAATTCTTTTACATCCTCTTCTGTTGCATCAATCAATAGTCTACAATGGGTAAAATTTAATTCCACTAAATCTGGGGAAATATTATATTTTACAAGAAGTTCTTGTGCATATTTTTCGAATTTAATTTTATTTAAATACTTAAAACTTATTTCTACCATTTATTTACTCACAACTAAACTAAATTAGCCCGACACAAAAGTATTTTCATATTAAATCTTTATAAATAAAATTTACAACGAATCTGTCGTTTTTGCTTCTACACATAGCTAATGCGGCGTCCTTTTCGTATCCAAATGTTTTCTGGCCAACATTTCCCACGGAGTAATAGACTCTGCAAGGGCGTAAATCTTTTGTAGCTCTTTTACTCTTTCCTTTATTTTTTCTTCGGCTTTCATAATCAATTATACGATTAATTGGGTGATTATTTTTATATTTATTGAAATAGTAGATATCGGACCTTAATTTATTGAAACGTGTTTCCATCTTTCTCTGTTTTTGATTTTTGAAATTGTTTGGGGTACTACTTTAAAAATATTACTAATTTCTTTTTGGGTTAAATATCCGTCTTCTAACAATCTATTAATTACTCTAATTTTCCAATCATTTAATTTTGCTCCGGGATTTTCTTCTCCAATTTTATAAAGCCAAATAGGGTCTTGAATACATCTCCCGTGCTTAACCATGTCCTTTTGATTGTTCTTATGGGTATCACATCTTAGATTTTCAATTAAATTATTTTTAGGGTTTCCATCGTTGTGACATATTTCCATTCCTTGCGGGCAAGGATCGAAAAAGGATTCAAACATCAATCTATGTAGAAGAAAATTTCTTCCCCTATCATTATTATATAATCTGACATATAAATACCCGCCGCTTCCTATATATGGTTTAATAATTCTTTTTCTTGGGCTTTTCTTCCCTGCTATTCCTTTTACAAGAGAAGTCTCTGAAATTTGATATAGTCCTTCGTAGCCTGGAATATCTTTCCACATATCTAATTATACGAATAAACGAGTAATTATTTTGAGAAAAGAGGGTGAATAGTGTGGTTCAAAGAATCTTGATTTATACTTTGAAGACGATTTGATATCCGGCTTAGTCTTCGCCCCCAGCAGTTTTCGGACCATAGGCTTCGAATTATCGGACGGCATATAACTACCACACCCTTATCGGACCTAATTGGCCAGACGCCAATTATAGGACCGCCCATTATCGGACGAGCATATAGAGAAGGTTATCGGGCTTATACTTATAGGACGTGGACGCGGGGAGGGAAAAAGATTATGGGAGCACGGGATATAGGACTATACATTATGGGACGATGTGCCGCTCGTGCCGATGCCAAAAACATGCTCGGTTATCGGACGATAAAAATTTTTTATTTTCGTTTGCTTACCTGCGATTCTATTCTACAATTAGGTTGGCAATAGGGCCGACAAGGAGAAGAAAATGGTACTAGGAATAACAATCGGAACGGGCGCGGTGGTGATGATGGTGATTATGATGATTAAGACCAGCTTAGAAAATGCTGGCAACACCTACGGGCGGCGGAGCGTTTGCGGACGTTCGGCTCGGTGGAACAGGAGGGTGCGATAATGTTTACAATGATCGGACTAGGATTTCTCATGGTGGTTATCGGAGCGGTGAAGGTGTGGTGGGAATTATCGGAATAAAGGAGAGCTTTATGTGGACGCTAGTTATCTGGACATCGCCGAACGACAGCGCATCCTACGATTATCGGACGAGAATGGAAGCGTTGGCTATCGGACGTAATTGCATCGACGCCTATGCAGTTGAATTATACGGACCTGACGGCGAGTATGAAGGATTTTCGGACTAGGAGGTGCTGTGATGATGAAAGCAACACTTGAAGTTTTCTGGCCAAGCGACCCAACATTTTCGGACGCTGACAAGGTTTCGCGGTACGATAATCTTTGGGACGATTGTGTGATGATAGACGCGAGAATAGCAGCCCTTTGTGGTGGACACGCCATCGCGACACTATCGGACGGCTACCGGGTCGAATACATCTCGGACGATTGCGAGCCGACTGGTTATCGGACTAAAGGCGTACCATGTGAAACGGTCTGATTATCGGACGAAGGACCGGGCCGAATTATCGGCCCTTCTTTTGCGCTGATCGGTTTGGTCCTATAAAAATCACTGCTTGTAAAATCGTAACTTAACTGCGAATTATGGGACCAGGCATATATTACTTCGTTTATGTGCGTTTCCTGCGGGATGTTATCGAATCATGCAAATAATATCGAAGAATTCCTATAATAATTGAGACATTATCATTAAAAATCAACATTTTATTGGCCTATCCTCGTATAATATATTATGGGAACTATCCGGGAAATAAAGGTTACAGGACGTAATTATGAATTATCGGTCCTTGTCGATGAAGAAGATTATCAGACGTTAAGGTTATGGGAATATGGTTTGTCCAGAATTATAGGACTTGATACAACCTACATACAGACTTATAAAAAGGGCAAAAGGGGTTATCTCCATCGTCTTATTATGGGGGTTTCGGACGCGACAACGTCCATTTTCGTAGATCATATTGACCATAATGGGCTTAATAATTCTAGGACCAACCTACGTATTACCAATAATAAGGGTAATCAGCGCAATTCGCGCAAACGATTATCGACAAAACGAACAAGCTCCTATAAAGGAGTTTATTTTTCTCACAATAATAAGATGAACCCCTGGTTAGCATCCATTCATCTATCGGACAGTAGAACACATCTGGGATATTATAGGACCGAAATAGAAGCGGCTCACGCCTATAATAAGGCCGCTATCGAGCATTTCGGCGACATGGCCAACCCGAACATTCTCGGACCATAAAATTTTTCAGATTTTTATTATTTGGACCTTGACTTTTGTATGGTTCCCGCCTATACTCCTACAGTAGTACGGGACAACGAAATGATGTTTTTTTCGGACGGGGGAAAGGGCGATGAAAAGGCCGCTATTATCAGACGACATGGTGGATATGAAGTTAGCTAGTCTGGAAAAATTGCAGTATCGCTTGGAATTAACGGGGCCGATAATGTTCTGGAAAGCAGAAGTGATCGGACCATTCGGCTCGGAGTTTTTCGGACGGTCCAGTAACGGGCCAACGACCGATAAAGCTATCGAGCGACTTAAATTGCAGCTTGAACGAATCGGGTTTATCGGACTACTGATTGAAAGCCCGATAATCGGAAAAGATTATTCGGACGACGATCTGTTATCGGACGAAGAAGTCCCTGACGAGTTATAGGACGATAAGGGGGTGTAAAGTGTTGCTGAAAAAAAGAACGTATTTCTTGACGAATGTTATCGGCGAATCTTGTTTGGTCCGAGTATTCGTTGCGACGGCAAACGCAAACATCGTCTTTATGGGACGCCAGAATTTCCTTCCGATAAGACGTGCCTTTTCCGAGCAAGGGGAAACGACATTAGCGGACGATGACGAGGGCGAAGAGTGGAAAGACCGATAAACTAGCGGGACAAAGAAGTTATAGGACTAGGGAACCGATCGGCCTTGGTCCTATAATTTGCGCCTACGGCACAGTTATAGGACTCCCTTATAATGTTAAAATCGTAATTAAACTGCTTTTTATAGGACGTGGCATATATTACTTCGCCTGCGAGCGTTTCCTTCGGGACATTCTAGGATCATGCCAATAATAACGAAACTGCCCATAATAATAAAGACATGCCGATTGAAAAACGATATATTATCAGACTAAAAGATTTTCTTGTCGGGCGACTTGACTTCGGCGGTCGGCTTGCATATAATTCAATATGACCGAACGCGATAGCCTATAGTGTTATGGGCGAGCGTAAAGTCGATCCATTATAGGAGCTCCAATATGTCGGCAACCGCAGTAGTTTCAAGCCCAGTAACCACCAGCAAAGTTCACGAAAAGGAATTTTTGACGACCGCGCAGGACTACGCGCGTGACCGCAAGGGCATAGATTGGCTATCGTCCCAACCCAACCCAGACGAGGCTATCGACCGCGTTATGAAGGTTATTGGCCGCCTTCAGAATATGGTTGCCAACGGTTCGGACTATACTCCAGCCGCGCAGCTCGGCTTCGGGTCCGCTAACGCCTCAACCATCGCGTCCGGTATTCTCGGCGCAGGCTTGACGGGTTCGCAGATTCGCAAGCTGTTCGCAACCGTAGGCAAGCCGAAGGCATAATTTTCGGACCTCGACGACTTATCGAGGAACGAATTATCGGACGGGAGACGCGGGTTTCTCGTCCGATATTTTTGCGCGGATTTATATGGTCCTATAATTTTCACTGCATGGTAAATCGTAAAATAACTGCAATTATAGGACGTGGATTATATTAACTTCGTTTGTGCAAGATTTTCTAAGACATTCTCGGATAATACCAATAATATCAACTATGCCTATAATAAAGAGAACATATCGATTGAATAAATAGATATTATAGGAATCCCATAATTTTTATTGGGTTCGGACGTATAATTATAGGACCGAAGAAGAAGCGGCAACAGCCTATAATAAAGCAGCTATCGAATTATTCGGACCTATTGCCTTCCTCAATATATTACCGGACCAAAAATAATTTTTTTGATTTCTGGTTATAAGACCTTGACATTTCGGTTCTGCAAGCATATAATATAATAGTATTTTCGGACAAAAGAAGGTTGATCTGGACGAGTTTTCGGACGACGGGAAGATGGGCGATATGCGCACTTTTTCTTCTTATAGGACTAATTATTAGGACTACGATTTTATCGGAGGTTCCATATAATTTCTGTCTTGGCATCGTATTATTCAAAGACTTATCGGGTGGTGCCAATAATCATTTTATTTTACCCAAAGGCTTGACTATCGTTGACTACGAGCATATAATTAGATAGCCGAATGCGCAGCGACCCGATAACTTCGGGAACGGTCGATAATTCGACCCGATATAGGCTTATTATATGCCATAAGCCCGCACGGTTCGGTTAGTCTGATAAGGGCGAGTAGCGCAAGGTAAAGTAGTTCTTTACTTGAAGCGCCAGCGAAGGGTTTTGTTATCGGCCCTGACTTCGGGCAATGCCCGATAAAAGGTTCTCATTCGGACGGGAGCGTCCGATAAGGACGGAAGCCCGATAATAAGTCCGCGCTATCTAGGGCGCACTCCCTAGTGAGAGTCCGATAAGTTGTTCGGACAAGGGCGCAAGTCCCCTAGTCAGTCCCATAATCAATTCATGGAAGTCTCCCGACAAGAGCAGAATTAAAGTGGGGTCTCAACTGGTTATCGGCGGCGCGTCTGTCAACCCGAATAACTTGGGCGATAACTAAGTTCTTATCGGTCCAACGGATTCTCGAAGTATTATTGAAGCGATACTCCTTCCATTGAAGCTATGGTCAAGTCTTGTGCAACGATTCGCTCGCGTAATTATCGGGTCTTGTAAGCAAGTCAAAGCTTACTTCGGTCTATTGTCGAGCGATAGTGTGAGACTTCAATCGCTGGTGGATGCCGCTTTCGGCTAAGGTCGATTGTTCGGGTTCGATAACTGGTCAATAATACTCAAACCAACTTTCAATTCAAAGGGCATGATTATCGGATGAAGTTTTGGTCCGAAAAGATTCTGCCCTTCTCGTCCAATAACTCTCCAGTCCAAAAGCTACGACCCATAAATAAGGGCAAAAACACGGGAAAAGGTCAAAGTCCAAATAAAGAAAAACTGCCTGCAATTTTTTCGCAGAGTCAGAATCTTTTTTGGATCAATGAGATTTCCGGGGTCCGGCTCTTTTTAGAGCTCCTTGGGTTTGCGCCAGGATTCGCGGTATTATTGGATGTTTTCCGTATAAGTGTAATGGTAGCACACTTCTGGGCATACCGGAAGAAGTCTAGGTTCGACCCCTAGTACGGAAAATTATTATTGGGCTTCGTCGTATAATGGTTCATGGGATCGGTCTGTCTAAAACACAACAAAGAAAGAGACGCTTCAAGGCATTGTCCAGAATGTCGCAAAGATTATACCCTTAGTGAAAAGGGACGTAAGGCGATTACGGAGTACGAAAATTCCAAAAAGAGAAAAGAGTCCAAAAAAAGAAACAGGTCAACCGATAAAACAAAGTACTCGGACGGACAAAGACAAAGGGAATACCTCAATACACCAGAAGGAAGGTTGAAGTACGGAGCAAGAAACTCTGTACATTACGCAATCAAAAGGGGTAACTTAACCAAGCTCCCCTGTCAAATATGTGGGAACCCAAAGTCCGAGGCCCATCACTATCTAGGTCATTCCAAGGAACATAGATTACATGTAGTGTTCCTCTGCAAAAAGCATCATTACCAAGCCGACCACGATCCGGCCTTTAACGAAACTCTCAAACCAGACGGCCTCATCGTCTAATTGGCTAGGATAGTACCCTTTCAAGGTACAGATACGAGTTCGAGTCTCGTTGAGGCTATAAACCAATGTTCATTTTTTAAGAGGAGGTCTGCGCAAAATGAAAGTAGTTATGTCAGTGAATGTAGGAAAATACGGAGAGGGCAAGGTAGTTGAAATTGTCCAAGCGGCTTCGGACTGGGTAAGGACCAAGAAAGGAACGTATCTGCAAAAGGACTTCGTTCGAGAAATTGGAGGAAATTCGATAGGGAAGGAAGTTGTGATCTAGAGTCGCGTTCCGTCCGCGATTCGTTTGCTGTGAGTGTGTGTCGGAGTCATAATTTAGATTCCGGAAGGATAGACACGTCACGCGGTCGGGCTCCGTACCGACCAGTGAAATTAGTTGTTCGATTCAACTACAGCAAATTATTATTGGACAAGTTAGTATAATGTCTCATGGAAGAGGTATGTCCGGTCAAAACAAGGGAAATCAAGTTGGGCGGAAGCAAGGGTCTGTCTACAATAGTCGATGAATCGGACTTTGTTTCCCTCAATCTTGGTTCATACCGATGGTGCCCAACGGTAAGTCCCACCTTGACGTATGCGGTAGCCAATAACGGAAAACGTCAAGTAATCTATCTCCATCGTCTGATAATGGGACTTATAAGTGGTCCTCGGTCTGTGTGCGTAGACCACATCGACCACAACGGTCTCAATAATTCCAGAAGCAATCTGCGCATAACAAACCAAAGCGGGAATATGAGAAACGTGCGCAAAAAATATGCAAACAAAAGCGCTTCTCCTTATAAGGGAGTTACACGGAGATTAAAAGCCAAATCAAATCCGTGGAAAGCGAAGATTCGACAAGGAAACAAAACCAAACACCTTGGAGTCTATCCAACAGAAATCGAAGCGGCACAAGCATATAACAAGGCGGCGATCGAACTTTTCGGCGAGTTCGCGTGTCTAAATAAACTCCCCTGGTTGAAAAGGAGAAGCCATGAGTCGTGTCTACAATAAGTTAGAGAATCCGGCTTTACAGTTCTCTCTTTTACATAGAGTGGGGAGAGAATTTTGTGAAAGGGTAGTAAAAGGAAAAAGATTCAAGGAAGATAGTCTGACCGAGATTGCTGGTAACGGCGTGTATGGGTTTCAAAGCAGAAGACAAAAACGAGAGGTATCCTCGATGGTTCAAACAATTGACGGAACCGGACTCAAGAAGGCGAAGAAAACTGCTTGTAAACCAAGGAAAGAGGTTTGCAAATTAGTAACCAGTTTTCAGGCATATTGGGCAAGTCTCGATCCCGAAGAGAAGAAGCGGAGAAAAGACGAGCAGGACAAAAGAATTAGGGCTAGGAACAGAAACAGAAGGGCGATATACGGGCGTCGAAAAGTTGTTGTATTCACGACCAACCAAACCAGAGGAAAGAGAGGTGGATTAACAACTACTCCCAGGACTTAAATCATTAAGAATACCGAAATCACACAATTCTATAACAGCTTCGTTATAGGCTTTCGCCGCTTCTTTCTCTGTCCGAAAACTTCCTAGATATTTATTTTTTCCATCTATCCTAATACACGCCTGCCAGGGTTTTAATTTGCTATGAATGGTGTGTCGGGAAACACCCTTGTATCTCGAAGAAGTTTTCAATAATGTTTTATGACAATTGCGAGAGTTGCCGCTATTATTAGTGATTCGCAAATTGTTCTTTGAATTATTGAGACCATTATGGTCTATATGATCGACATAAACAAAACAGGGCGAATTTACAACTCCCATGATAAGACGATGTAAATACACATTTTTGTCCTTTTTATAGGTTATAATATATGTCGTCTTATATCCCGGTATCCTACTCCACGAGTATTCCCACAGCCGAAGTCTCCAATAGTCCTCTTCGTCCACGAAGGTAGTCACTTCATAATCACGTCCATACACCTTCATTTCCCGAATTTGTTCCATAATCCAATTATACCAACAACCGCAATTATTCTTTTGTCAAGCATAAAACCGAGAAGTAGGATTTATTGAAACGGCCCGTTAGTTTAATAGCTTAAAACCGCTACCTTATAAGTAGCAGAACACGGAGCGTAACCGTGACGGGCCATTGTTTAAGGAGAATTAAAATGAAGATTTTTTGTTTGACGTTTTTAATTACCTTGAGTCTGTGGTTTGGGGGAGGCTGTTTATGAGAACTATCAAATTAAGAACAGAAGAAGGTATGACCGACCAAGAAATCAGAGAAACAGCTAGGAAGTCTCCTAACGGGGAATACGCGACTGAAATATGTAAGGGTTGCGGTTCTTACAAAGTAGACCCAGAAGGAAATCTGACAAAAGCAAAAATTGTTGGCACTTGTCGAGAATGTGTAGTTCTAGTCTAAAACTCCTCAAGAAGAATCAGACGTTTTCTTGGGGTTCGTTTTTGGGCTAAAAACCCATATAAAAGGAGAAGAGAATGATCGTATCCGCAATTAAGACCATTGAAAAGGTCGCAAATGGCATCCCTCTCCAGTTTTTGTCAAAAGAAGAGAGAGGATGTGTCCATTATTTCTTTGGCGATGATTTTGTTTATGTTAAGGCTTCTCTTTTTATGAAACGACTCATAAGTCTTTGCGCGTAAACGACTTACAGAAGAAAGGTAAGAAAAATGACAAACTTTTGGGCCTATTTCATCCTCGGACTATGTGTGGGAATCGGAATTGAACTAATCTTCCGTCCAATAGAGCGAATTTTCAGGAAGTAAGCTTAAGTCGGCCAATCACTAGAATCTTTTGTCCCGCTTAGGGCCTTTTTCTCATAAAGTGGCATTTCCAGGTCAAAAACGGACATCTCAGAGGGAAAATATGAGTAATGACCAGATATTATCATGGCTTTTCTTCTTTTTCTTAATGTTTATTGTTTATTGGCATTGGTTTTTGGAGGAAAAGAAGCAATAATGTAGTTCCAGAAGATAATCCGTAACTATATTTCAGCCTTTTAAGTAAAAAAAGAGATAAATAAAGCCATTATTCAAGTCTTTTAGGGCATTTTTTCGGACCCTTTTTGTGTATAAAAACGTTGTTCCCAGCCTCAGAACGCCATTTTTCGGACCATCATAAAGCATTAGCGGTCCTTCAAAGAGTATTCGGGCAATAGCAAAGTGATATCAAAAAGATACAGAGTCCGGCTCTTTGTCTGGTACACCACCGAGACCCATTTTTCACCACTTCAAACCACTAAACCCGTATTTCTTAGAACACACTTCTTCGACAAAAGTATGGGTGCTAGACGTATAATATAGGATGGAGGAGAAGTGGGCAAACGTGGTTTCGGCTAACGATTATTACATTATTTCTACTAACGGAGTGGTAGAAAATATCAATACCGGAAGAACTATCAAAGTCAAAATAGGCACCAACGGTTATCCCGATGTCCAGTTAATGAAAGATGGAAAACGTAAAGATTTCAGACTTCATCGTCTAGTGTTGGAAGCCTTTGTTAGTCCTCGTCCTCCAGGAATGGAATGCCGTCATTTGGACGGAAACCGCCTTAATTATTCCCTTGATAACCTAAAGTGGGATACAAGATCAGAAAACATGCGAAACAAAACTGGGCATGGAACAACCAATAAAGGATCAAAACACTGGAAAGCTAAATTAAATGAGAAACAGGTCATAGAAATACAAGAACTATTAAAGATGGGAGTATCTTGTATTGAAATTGCCAAAAGATTCAACGTTAGTAGACAATGTGTTTCTAATATAAAGTTTAATAGAATATGGAAACACCTCTAGAATAATCCCTAAATCATAGTAGTACACATCTATTTGTATAGGTCTACAACAGAATCTATCGTTTTGCGCCTACCCTTTTGTTTAGACGTTAAACGATTGGTTTTGTCAAAAGGAGATAGAAGACATGAACAGAATAATGGTAGTCACTGGGATGATTGTAGCCATGTTCTTGGCTATCGTAGGTTGCACGGAACAAGAGCGGGCAAAGAATTTTGGAGGTTCAACAACCGTCGAATTGCCTGAAGGCAAAAAAACTCGTGATGGTTACGTGGAAAAACTCGGAAATCTGGTTTCTGACGCGGGATATGAAAGAAGGCGACTTGGTTGAGACCTACAATTTCGCCGAGAAAAGTGCGTGGGGCATTTTGGAAGGCAGCGTCACCATCAAGGAACACCCGTCGTCGAGACCGTGGTAAATCTCCGGCTGGAGTATGTGGCGAAGAATCCGAAACCACACAGGAGAAAAGCATGAGTACAACAATTTCACTTGAACCGTTCAAGCCGTCAAAACCAACGGAACATTGGTGTGCGGAATGCGATTGCAAAATCGTCAACAGTGAGGATGGCAAAAGCGGCTCATTTTTCACCGTTTTTGGACATGTCTTTTCGAAGGAATCTCGGCAGTACGACGGGGAATATGTTGGTGTCATGTTCGCCGTATGTAGCGATTGTATAAACGAAAGAACCCGGAAACACACCTCTCAAGTCGAGTGTACGACAAAGAACCCGAAGCCGTAGAGGAGATAAAATGTTGACACGATTCCAGATTAAACAACGGGAAAAAAGAGCATATATCAAGTTGCTCAACCGGCTGCGAAAACCCAACGGCCTTTATAGGCCAGAAGATGTCTGGATTGTTTCAGTTATAGGAACAGCCCTTGGATTTTCTTCAGACCACATAATGGTCCTGGAAAGAGCGGCTGTGACTCAAAGTCGATAACTGCAAATCGTAGTCGGCTGTATTTTAATTTCACTTCTAAAGAAAATGAAACATATCACATCATCATCTACGGTACGGCCCTAAACCTCGATTCCAGCCTCTTGAGACTTTTCTGTCTGGCGTGGTTGAAGGGTAGGAATTCCTGGAAATAGGGTTTCTTTTAAGGAGATCACAACGTGGTTTACAATATCGTTACCGTTCCTGTCCCTGAAGAATTGTGTCAAAAAATGGTTAGGGGCATTGAAACGATGAGTGATGTGTGGGACGCTTATGATATCCTCAAGAATCAGGTCAAGAAAGATGAGGCAAATGTTGCCCTTGCTCGTCCTTTGCATATGGAACTAGAGCGTCCAAGTCTGGATGAATCTATGATCGACGCCGACGCTCACGATTATCGTTCGCCCGGTTGTTAGTAAATGGCCGTTAGCTTAAAGCTTCCGAATGGTACGCCCATCGGACGGTAAAGCCTCGGATGATTACCGGGAGATTATGGGTTCAAATCCCATACGGCCAATTTCCATGTTCACTGAATTACACTTTGTTCAAAAGGGAGAAAGTATGCCAATAAGCGAAAGTCGTGCGGTTATGGTTCGAAGCGTAAAATCACGCATAACCTTGTGTTCCGATCACCAATGCGAGACAAAAGAATGTGGCTGTGATTCTGGTGTCTGTCCGGCTGCAACTGGAGAATAAAAATATGAAAATAACAGAAATAGAAAAAGGGTGTTGTGGAGGAGGATGGACTCCTGTTTACGCGAACTGGAAAGATGGAATGATTGTGGCTACATCCAAATATCTACCGAATGAAATCCAGATATGGAGATTTAGTTATCCGGATTTAGCCAAAGAAAATTGGTCAAGGGGTCAACATTGGTTTCTAGATTATTGCGGATCAGATAAAGCTTTTTGGGCCACAGGAAGAGCCGCAAAAGCTATGTCTATGCAAATTTCTGATTTCAAAAGAGAAGAAAAATGATTAGAAAACAACGCAAAGCACTCATAAAAGAAATCCAGGACATTCTACGTTCCCAGGAAAAGTAATGTCAAGATGCAATGCTTGGCACAATGGTCGTTTTAACGATGGTATACGGGAGATTTTATCTCCAGATGGTGAATATATTGACTTAAACCCGTACAATCGCTGTAGCGACCCGTTTGTCTTTAACACTTTCCGTTTGAGGGAAGGAAAAGAAACAAGAGGGGTAGGAAAACCAAGTAAAAAACACAAGGAGAATAAAAAGAATTCGACATCCGTGACGAAAAAAAACGAGCTTGTTCAATACTAAGTGAGTAAACCATGAAACTTTATCATTGTGAGCTACCACCTTAAGGTCGTGTGGTTTCTTGCTTCAACGAGTCGCTAACGCAACTCTCCACAAGCGTAAATTCCCCTCGCTCCGAGGGATATGTATTTTGGGTACAAAACGCAAATCTCTTTATATTTTTCGCAGCCAGTATATCTCTATCGTGATTTTCATTACAAAGCGGACACTTCCAATTACGATCAGACAGCCGTAGATTCTTGTTGTGGTGTCCGCAGGGACACAGCCGACTAGACGGATCGAATCTTCCAATGATTAAAAGATTTTTTCCATACCAATCGCATTTGTACGATAAAGGAGAACAAAAATGGCTACCATCGAGGAAACAGCAACGGGATGTATTGGAGCACATTCATATAGAGACTTTGCCAAAAAACATGGGTATAGTCATATAGAAGTCCTCAATTGGTGTAGTTCGGCTGGAGATTGGCAATTTATAATAAGTAAAAATGGGAAACGGTGGAGGATTCTTTACCAAGAAAATAATTTTCCTAGACCGGGTTTTTCTCATACTGTTGGTGACGAAATATACGAAGGCACCCCAGAAGAAGTCTTTCAGACTATTTATGGACTAGAAAGGAAAACATAATGTTCCCCAACACCAAAACAAATGAATCACAAGACAAATTTAAGAAATTGGCCGACGATTTTCAAGAGATTGTCGATGACTTATTTCTTAATATCAAATATTTGATGTTCGATCTGGAAGCTACCCGTCGAGAAAATATGGAACTTAAACAAAGACTTTTAGATCAAGAAAAAGGATTAAACCGTGAAACTCTATCGTTGTAGAAAATGCGGCCAGTCATTTAACACAACCTTCGAAGGTAACTTGTGCCTCGCCTGTTTGTCAAACAAAGTTGAACTTGAGTCCGATCTTTCCTGGCATCCATTAAAACAAATAAAATTATGGTTGTATGATCTATTAACATGGGAACTACAAAATAAAATTTCCATGCTAGAGTCACAAATGGTTAATAGAACAGAAAGAATAGAAGCCCTAGAAAATAGGATTAAAAAATGATTAAAGTTCATTGTAGAACAAATTTGGACGGATACGAAAGAGCAGAATGGCCAACGGAGATGTGTTGTAGGCCAGTGGTTGGCGATAGAGTAGCTTCTAATAATAACAAAGGAAATTTACATATCGTGTCTGTGATTCATCACCAGACTATTAAGGGTGAATTCGTAGGTGGTTTGAGTGGATCATCGGATTATTGTTATCTTGAAGTTGAACTTAACAGGGGTTATTAAATGAAATTACAAATAGTATTTAAAATGCCCGACTGGGATGAACAACTTAAAAATCAACTTCCCATACCAGACGAAGTTGAAATAAGGGAAATGGGAACAACACTAGAAGATGAAATGGAATTTAGGATCTCAAGTATCAAAAAAATAATAAGTGAAAAATGGCTTAAGTATAGTGAATGCGTTACCATTGACTTTGATATAGAAAAAGGAACGGCTACGGTTGTCGAAAGGTAAAAAAATGGAAATCGTAGTTTCTTCTCGCCAAGCCGTCTGCGGAGTAATACAAAAAATCCAAAAAGACAAGCCAGACATCAAAGTGATTTGTGTGTCGATAACCGATCCGAAGTCAGAACCAGTTAATCTTCCTTTATTGGATCTCGACATACTCCGACTTCAATTCCATGATTTGGACCAAACATACCCAATTTCTGGTCCCGCAATTGTTTTATTTAATACTGATATGGCTCACGAGATCAAGGGTTTTATGGAGGAGAGAATTGACTGGGTAGAAAATTCCAGTTTCGGGGTTGATGATTTAATTATTGTAGTACATTGTGAAGCTGGAATTTCTAGAAGCGCGGGTGTCGCGGGAGCTTTGGCAAAACATTTCTTTGGGAATGACGATATTTTCTTCAGAAGTCCATATTTACCCAATAGATTGACGTATAGTATATTATTAAATCTTTTGAGTGGAAAGGAAAATCAAATTCCAAATGTAATTATATGCAATGAGGATTCTAATGTTTTTTAATAAAGAGATTTGGAAGTATATTCCTGGATACAGAGAATTACACCAAGCCTCTAATTTTGGTCGAATAAAATCTTTTAGAACAAAATTCAATAATAAACAAATGTTAATAACAGTATCACTAATTGATCAAAACTTTTCAACTTCAGAAATAGCCAAGGTAACTGGCATTAGTAAAACTCACATATTAAGAATACGAAATAATCCCAAAGAACATTTAAATAATGGAAAAATTTTAAAAGCAACTTTAGGATCGCATGGTTATTTGTATGTTACGTTGCGTAGTAATAAAAAATATTTGGTCCATAGATTAGTGTTAGAAACTTTTGTTGGTCCATGTCCTGCGGAAATGGAATGTAGGCACTTGAACGGTATCAAAACTGATAATAGGCTAGATAATTTATGTTGGGGAACACGTTCAGAGAATATGCAAGATAAAAATAGGCACGGTACAAACATCTCTGGAGACCATAAAGGAATTAAAAATGGAATGTCTAAATTAAACGAAGAAAAAGTTAAAAAAATCAAGAAATTATTAAAAGAAGATAAATTAACACAAAAAGAAATTGCAAAATTATTTAATGTGAGTGCATGTACAATATCCGCTATTAAAAATGGTAGAGTTTGGAAATATGTGGATTGATAATAATTTTGTAAATGCAATAATCCATAAGGGGAAAAGGAGTTCGATGTTTATGTCCCAGAATAAACCAGTTCTTGTAGATCATAAAGAACACGGTAAGGGGCTCGTGATAACCACAAATCAAGCGGAAGACAAAAGCACAAGAATATTTATTGTGTGGCAAGATGTGGAACAGTCATCCGCTTTGTGTGGGTGGTATATCTTTAATGAAACAGATTTCATAAAGGATTAAAAATGTATTTCTTAATTTGGATTTTTGAAACTTGTGAACCGGGTCGATGTTATGGGCCGATGGAGTTAATGGAATGCGATAATAAACTTCGTCAATATGCTCAAGAAGAAATTAAAAATGGAAATCTATTGGATGAATACGCAGAAGAATATCGGTATATCAATTCTAACAATGGAGAAGGATGGTACATCATTAAATCAGAGGAGATATAATATGAATTCTGGTGAAATAGCAAAAAGAAACGCATACAGAGAAGGAGATACCATTGCCATTTATGGAAATGCGTATCGTATAACCAAAATTTTTGAAACAGAAGTTTTTGGAATCCAAGTAGTTGAAAATGGTGGGTGTGTGTTAAGTAGTACGAATTATTTGTTAGATTTAAGGTTAGATGGGTGGAGGCTTGTTATATCATGAAAATAGAAATGCCCAATACTGCAAAAAAAGTTCCCGTAGATTCAATTATGATTGGACAGTGTTTTCTTCATGGCGACGAAGTTTATATGAGAACTGATGGATCGTTCTCTGGCGGTGATGGTTGTTATTCTATTAGAATAGTTAGACTTTTAGACGGAGCAGAAGATGGCCTGCAAGCAGATGCCCAAGTAGTGCCAATAAAAATGAAATGCGTAAAAGATTGTTAATTAGCTTAGTCTGGTTAAAGCGCGATTCTTATAAAATCGAGACCAATGGTTCAAATCCATTACGGCCTATTTTAATAACTCATCTTCTATTTCCATATGACAATTAGAACAAAGTAAATCACACTAAAAAGGAGATATTTCATGTTTGAAGTCTACGACAACGGAAAATTGGCTAGTCATTTGTACCAGGACGTTGATAACAGTTGGGAGCATCCTGAATGTGAAACCTTTGAAGAAGCCCAAAGATATTGTAAAGAATGGTTGGGAAACTATTCTTCATTGTGTCCAACCGAACCCAACAAAGTAGTTGACTATTCGGGATGTGGAGATACAATAGAAATAAGGAAAATAAAATGATAGATGAACAATTGGAAGTTGGTACATTAGTTAAAACAATGTCAACGGATGGTAAAATATGTTTGTATGGTAGAATTAAAGAAATAAAAGAAGATTTCTATTATATCAGAGTTAATCCTGAGTACCACTATCATGCCGAAGTTATTGTAAGATATGTAAATGAAATAATCTTTTGTCGTGGACCTAATTATCTTCTTTGAACAAAAAGGATTTCCGGGAATACGAGAATATAAAATGATCCTACCAACATATGCAAATAAAGACCACCCGGTTTTTATGACAAAGACGGCGAGGCGGCTTTTGTAGGTGTGGAAGATGAATCAGGATTTTATGTTTATTCTCTGTCTGGAAAGTTGCTGGCAAGTAATCCGTCGAGAGAAGTCTTCGAGAAAATCGTTGACATTTACATATAGGAAAATAAAATGATAGCATTTACATTAACCAAAGAAAGTCTTATTTTACACGAGGACAATCGTTACATTCCCGGTCTACGAAGATTCGTGGAAGATGTAATAGGTCTTAGGGCACCGGGTCCAGTCTTTAATCATTTTTTTATAAACACAAAAGAAGATTATCTTCGCATCAAAGCGTGGTTAGTAGCAATGGGGGAAATAAAATGATCTTCGTAGGAGATGTTCACGGGAGGTCGGATGAATATCTTAAAATAATAGCTCGACACAAAAGTTCGGTACAAGTCGGCGACATGGGGTTTTCGTATAATCATTTTAGAGACCTTGATCCAATTGGGAAAAATCATGTATTTATAGGTGGTAATCACGACAATTATGATATGATTGATTCTTGCCCCAATTATCTTGGGAGATTTGGCCAAGGATATAACAAGGAGATAGGCGGATTTTTCTATGTGTCTGGGGCTTATAGTATAGATCAGCATCTAAGAACAGAAGGAAGATCATGGTGGAGGAATGAAGAACTTTCATATGATGAATCCTCTCGTTGCCTTAGCAAATACATTGCCCACCAACCAGATGTAGTTGTATCACATGATTGTCCTGGCATAGTAGCCTCATCAATGTTTGGTAAAACCGATAGAACTAGAACCAGACAATTATTAAGCGAGATGTTTGCTATATGGAAGCCAAGATACCATTTCTTCGGTCATTGGCACGAATCAAAAAGAATGGAAATCAATGGTACTAAATTTATTTGTCTGGCAGAGTTAGAAACATTTGATTCAAAGGAACTAAAATGAAATACAGAGAAGCCTTAGAAATGATGAAAACATTCACAGAAGAACAATTAGATTGTGACGTAACAATAGAACTTGAATATGCCGATGAGTGCCTATCTGCTGAACTACGTATCTGTGGCGAAAATCACACGATGTTGGATGAAGGTCATCCCGTAATTTTTACGGTTCATGCCTAAGAAGGAGAAAGACAATGTTAATAAAACAAGATTTGTTGGAAGTAAGGGAACAGATTCAAGAAGATTTGGATTGTATTCTCGGAAACTACGGATCAAAAAGATATAACGATCTTTTAACAGATATGGATCAAGCCGTCGTAGATAGATTTGAAGTATTGTTTTCTAAATTGATAGACGCTACGGTTGATGTTGAGGAATAAAAATGGAAATGACATATCTCCAAAAACAAATTCTATCAGCGGTTGGTTTATTGACCGCTATTGGAATTCCTGCAACCCAAGAGATGATAGAAAGAGTAATAAAAACTGCGGGAGAGGCTTTGGAAGATGAACTATTGTGTGAATGGGTTATTAAATATGCGCCGATCGTTTCCCCAGAGGAAAAATAAAAATGAAAAATTCAAATGTAGTCGAAATAGCCTTTGCTTTGTGCGCTTGTTTTATATTTGTTGTAATAGGATACTTTTTAAGCAATTTTGTACTCATTAAATTATGGGCTTGGTTCGTAGTTCCCGTATTCGCTGTTACACAAATATCTATGGTTCAAAGTATGGGACTAACTTTGATAATTGGATATGTACTAAGATCAAGTTTGATGGTAGATGGAAAGAAAAAACTCAAGAAAGAATTCGAAGATAAAAGCCCGTTTGAAATATCGGGTATTCTATTTGGATATGCTATTCTTGCCCCTTTATTTGTGTGGTTTATGGGTTATGTCATAACTCTGTTTTTATAAAGGAGAATAAAATGAAGTTCGAAACTGTAAATCAAGATCAGGTAATGTTTGTGTCACGCAAAGGTAGGTCGTCCAAATACGATGAACTTTTCCTTTCTTTGAAGGCTTTAGGGACGGGAAAATGTGTCGTGATCAAAGTTGATGAAGGGAAATCTGCTGAAAAATTGCGAGCAAATTTATATCAATCATTACGTAACCATAGATTAAGTAATTTTAATCTTAATATTTTAAGCGACCAGACAGGTATTGCTATAAATAAAAAAGAGACAAAGGGTGAATAAATTAATTGATTTAACGGGACAAAAATTTAATAGATTAACCGTTATTAAATATTCCGGTAAAACAAAAAGGGGGATTTCCAAATGGTTGTGTTTGTGTGATTGTAATAATAAAGTAATTGTAAACAGCGATAGTCTTAAAAGCGGACATACCAAAAGTTGTGGGTGCTTTAACATAGAAAAAATAAAATTGAGATCTATAACACATGGCCACTGTAAAAATTATAAAGAATCAAAAACCTATAGAGCGTGGCAACATATGTTAGATAGATGCAATAACACCAAAAATCCAAATTATAAAGATTATGGGGGTCGAGGAATTACCGTCTGTAAAAGATGGGATATAAATAAAGGTGGATCTTTCGAAAATTTCTTAAAAGACATGGGAGAACCACCGACAAAGAAACACCAATTAGATAGAATGAATAATAATAAATTAAAAAATGGATATTCCCCCAAAAATTGTTGGTGGACAACCTATAAAAAGCAACAAAGAAACAAAAGAAGTAATAAATTATATTATCGTGATGGCAAATTACAGTGTGTATCAGAATTGGCAGAAAAATATAAAATAAATAAAGGAACTTTGCACGGAAGATTAAAAAGAGGGTACTCTATAGAAGAGGCATTAACAATTCCGGTAAAAAAATATAAAAAGAAAGGGTGATATGAAACCTATTAAAATTTATCATTTTCTAGATAATTGTTCGTTAGAAATTTATCAAGACGAAAATCCAGAAAATCCAAGAACGGAATATGACAATCTTGGGGTAATGGTCTGTCTCCACGGAAGACATAATCTTGGAGACAACCATGAGTATAGAAGTAAAGATTTTAATGGATGGGATGAATTAGAGGAACAAATCAAATACAATAACCCAGACTGTGTAATCATGCCACTTTATTTATACGACCATTCTGGCATTACAATTTCTACTGGTTCATTCAATGATCGTTGGGACTCCGGCCAAATCGGTTTCATCTTTATAACAAAAGAAAGAATAGATAGAGAATTAAAGGGGAATATTGAACGAGCAAAAGAGGTTTTATTCGCCGAAGTTAAAACCTATGACCAGTATTTGCGAGGAGATATTTATAGATTTATTTTACGGGATAAGCCGTGTGAAAAATGCGGTGGTCCTGGCGAAATATTGGATAGTTGCTGCGAATTTTATGGAGACAATCCTGTGAACAACGGGGTATCGGATAATTTAAAAGAAGAATACAAAAGAGAACTACTATTATCGGAGAAATAGATGTGGAGACGTACACGACCGATTATCTTGTTGTCGGCAAACGTGAAAGAAATCAACTTTTAAAAAAATGTGTAAGTCTTATAAAAGAATTTGAATTTTTTGATACAATCGCATTTTCAGGAAATAGTGGGTCGCTAATGTCGTTCCCATTGGCTCATCGTCTTAATAAAGAGATTATAGTTGTAAGAAAACCAAGAGAAGTAGAATCCGCACATAGTTTTTCGAAAATAGAGGGGGTTGTTCCTTTTAAGAAAAGAATTGTTATTGTAGACGATTTTGTTTCTATGGGAAAAACAATAAGATACATTGTAAATACAATTAAAGAAGAAGATAAAAAAAATAAACTTGATGGGGAAATCTCCGAGAGTGGTATTGTAACGTGTCAATTTGTTGGAATTTTATTGTACAACCAAGAATTTTCTTGTACATCGGATTGTATTAATGACTTAGATATAGATATAGTAAACTTTAAAATTCCGGGAACACCATGTTAAGGATTAAAAATGATAGTCTGTGATAGGCATATAGAACTAGCTACAAAAATTGCTAAGGGGGGGGACGTTATTAAATCTCGCATGAGTTGCCTAGCCCTTTCTAGAAGCGGCGATATTATTTGTAGCTCTAGTAACAGACTTCTTCAAGGAAATCGTGTTCGTTGGTCAGAACATGCCGAAGAAGCAATTATTAGAAAGCTACGAAAAGTTGGTGCATTTTCTCGTTACAAAGATATCACGCTTTTTGTTTTTAGAATTTCATCCAACGGGATAAGTTTAGCCAAACCGTGTCTCAAGTGTCAAAAATTACTGGCCAGATATCCTGTCAAAGTTTTTTACACAACAAACAGGGGAAAAATAGAGAGATTATAAATGGATTCTGAAATGTGGAAAGATGTTGCGGAATATGAATGGTTATATCAAATCTCTAATCTTAGTAGAGTTAGAAGAATGGCGGGTTCCGCAAAATGTTATGAAAATAGAATTTTAAAACAAAATGTAGGTAGTCATGGATATTTGGTAGTTGATTTGTATAAAAACAATAAGAGAAAAACATTTACAATTCACAAATTAATATTAGAAGCATTTGTTGGCCCCTGTCCTTCTGGAATGGAGTGTAGACATTTAGACGGGAATCCCGCAAACAATAAAATAGAAAATTTGAAATGGGGAACTCGATCCGAAAACGTTAGAGATGCAATGAAACACAAAACAAGTAAAATCCCACACAACAAGGGGTCTGACCATGGAATGGCCAAATTAAATGAATGGAAAGTTCGTATTATAAAAAGATTATTAGAAGATGGTTGTTTAACTCAAAAAGAAGTTTCGGAAATATTTGAAGTTAATGAGCCTGCAATAAGTAAAATTCAAACACATAGAACATGGAAACATATCAAACAAGAAAATGGAAAAATAGAATGTCTGAAAAAGAGTTAGAGAGATTTGACCAAGAGGAAACAAACTTCGAGAAATTTATAAAACGCAAAAAGTATATTGACAAGGAAAGAAAAAAGAGTTTAAGAGACTATAGAGGAAAAGAAAATAAAAGATTCTTCAAAAAGGAAAAAAGAAATGATATCAAAAAATGATTACATAAAAATTTGGCCCACGGAAGAAATGATGGGCGTAACCTTTGATATGGTTAAAAAGGCTCACACAAAAGAAGAATATGACAATTTTTGTAAATGGATGAACGGTCAAACTTGTGGGCGAATGGATGATGGAGCTTCTGCCGTTTATTCTCACGATTATTGTCGCTGGTTGAGGCAGGGCAAAATGAAGGAACAAGGGATTGACTGGGATTGAAAATAAATAAAATGAGTAAAATAATTGATCTAATAGGAAAAAGATTTGAAAGGCTTGTTATTATTAAACAAGTAGAAAATGGTAGATATAGGGGTCGTCGATGGCTATGTCTGTGCGACTGTGGCAAAAAAATAATTGTTAGTACCAGCGCATTAAATAGCGGCAACACCAAAAGTTGTGGATGTTTGCGAATAAAACATGGCTACGGAAATACTCCGACTTATAAATGACAAATGTTGTTTAGTCGAAGTTGAAATAAAACAAACAGGAGAATCTAAAAATTAAAACCGATGTTTTAAAAGAAGTTTGGAAAGATATTGTAGGTTACAAAGGATTTTATCAAGTTTCCAATTTTGGTAATATAAAAAGAATAAAAAAATCTAATAATACTTTTATAGGCAAAGTTCTTAGGCCAATTAAACAAACAAGTGGTCATTTACGAGTTGATTTATGTAAAGATGGTAAATATAAACATTTTCTTGTCCATAGATTAGTTTTAGGAACATTTGTTAGATCTTGTCCACCTGGAATGGAATGCAGACATTTGGACGGCAACCCAGAGAATAATAGGGTAGATAATTTATGTTGGGGAACTAGGTCTGAAAATGCACAAGATTCTATGAAACACGGAACTTTTGTAAACAATAATGGATCGAGAAGTTATGCGGCAAAAGTAAGCGATAAACAAATTGTACAAATTAGAAAGTTAACAGAAGAAAGAAAATTAACCCAAAGAGAAATTGGTGAATTATTTAATCTTAATCAATCAGAAATATCTCGTATCAAAACGAAGAAACGCTGGAAATAATAGTGTGTAGTTTTAAAAGGAATAATTTTATGGGATCAGAATTAGGCGAATCTAGTAATTTTCAAACAAATCTTTTGGGGAAAAGGTGTGGTCAAGGAGAATATGAAATAGTCGGAATTTTCCATAAAAAACTTTTGGGACAATGGGATTGGAAAGTTTTACTTTTAAATTTATCTAACGGAAAAATTGCAGAAAAATTTTTAGCGAATGAATGTCCGGAAATTGATAGATAAAATATTATTCAAGATTTGGGTATAATAATGTGGATAAGGAAGGTATAGTGGAAAAGTTAAATGGATTCAATAAAAATAGAAAAAACTCGATTTTTTAAAAGTATTCGAAAGACTTTAACAGGAGGCGAAGACGGATTAGATATATATAAAATTATTTCTTTGCTTTCGTTTGAAGAATTGTGTCGTAGAATTTCTTATAGTAAAGAAAATTTTTTTATGTGCTGTCTTTGTGGCGCAATATTTCCCACAGATATTACTTTAGACAAAAATGCTATAAAATGCTCTTGGTGCGATTTCATTGAATCGTCGCCTTTTAGAAAAGATAGTACATTTGACGAAAAATTAATGTATTGTCTTGTTCTTTGCAAAGGTTTTCGAACTTTTAAAGACGTTATAGAAAAAATTAGATTCGCTTTTGGAGAAAATAAATGTTAAATAAAGATATATTAGAAATACATAAACAACTTCAGGAAGACTGTCCAGATTTTTATGCTCTTCAGGGTTTGTCGCCCAATTTGGCTACGCAAATAGCATATTGGATAAAAGAAGATAGAATACATACAATAAGAAGGACAATAAAAAACATAAAAAGAGTTTATAAAAGACGAGAAAATTTAAATAAAATTAGAGGAAAATAATGAAAGAAATTTGGAAAGATATACCTGATTATAACGGAATATATCAATGTTCTAATTTAGGAAAAATCAAAAAAATTTGTAGGGCTAAAGGAAATCAAATTGGAAAAATTCTTGGGCCAATTAAACAAACAAGCGGTCATTTGTCTGTCGGTTTATCTAAAGACGGCGTTGATAAAAAATTTGGTATACACAGACTTGTTTTATTTACATTTATAGGTCCGTGTCCACCTGGGATGGAGTGTCGGCATCTTGACGGAAATCCCACCAACAACAATTTAAATAATCTAAAATGGGGAACTAGAAGTGAAAATATGCAAGATTCTATTAGGCACGGTACGTTCAAACACAATCCGCCAGACAATAGTGGATCTAATTGTGGGGCATCCAAACTTATAGATAAAGAAGTTGTTGAAATAAAATTTTTGATAAAGAAAGGAAAGTTAAACGATAGAAAGATAGGGGAAATATTTGGAGTTCACAGAAGAACAATTACGGATATAAGATTAGGTAAAACTTGGAAATATGTTAATTAAAAGGAAAAATCGAATGAAAATTAGTAATTTTTTGATCGGTCTAATTATTTGTTTTTCAGTTAATAATATTTTTGCCTCCTCCGGTGGATCTTGTTCTGAAAATGAACTAAGATTCAATTTCGCTACAGTTAGCCTTCCCCCCATTTCAAGTCCGGTTTTAGTTGTTCCAAATGGAACAATTTTTAATTTAACGGTAAGTGGCAGCCTTAAAAATAATGGTGATTGGGACTCAACCTCGGTAGAAATAGTGGGCTTTAGTCCAATTTGTTTCTCTAATACTGGAAGTTCTGTTAGCGGGTCCGCGTGGACAGAGAGAATTAACGTGTTTAGTCTTACGGCACCATCCGTTACTGGTATTTACAGTATGTTAATAACGATGAATAAGGATGATAACTGCAATGGATGCAATAAGCAAAAGACTATAACATTTGGAGTTGGTATTTTGGCTACTGGTCCACAGGGTCCGACCGGCCTCCCTGGAGAGCCAGGAGAAGATGGCCAAAATGGAACCGATGGAACCAACGGGATAAATGGTACCGATGGCCAAGATGGTGTTGATGGAACCAATGGTGTCGATGGCCAAAGTTGTACGGTAGTTGAAAATGAAGATGGTTCTGCTACTGTTACATGTGGGGAAGAAAGTGTAACCATTCAGCCGGGACAAAATGGATTGCCGGGAGAAAATGGTTTAGATTGTTTTGATTTAAACGCAAACGGTCAAGGTGATCTGTGCGATCCAGAAGCTTTATACGAATTTGGTAATTGTTCATCTTTTCGTAAACACTGCCAAAGCGGTGGAAACGAAGAAGAGATTGATATTATTGAAACAAACGCAAAGCTAATAAGAGCTTCCAAACAAATATTTGATTGTACGTTTACAGAAGATCTTAATGGCGATGGTGTTGTTGACACACTGGATTGTAATGGTCAACAAGGAGAATCGGGAAATAATGGAACAAATGGTTCAAACGGAAGAGATGGTGTCTCCGGGTCCAATGGGGCAACGGGTTCTAGTTGCTCTGTAAAGGATAATCACGATGGTACATACACCATGTTGTGTACAGATGGTTCTTATGTTACGTGGCATGATGGTCAAGATGGTGCGGATGGGCAAAACGGAACCAATGGCTTTGATGGTCAAGATGGCCAAAATGGTTTGGACGGTACTCCCGGTATTGACGGAACACCGTGCTTACCAACAAGTAATGATGATGGAACAACAACTATTACCTGTGGTAACAATAGTTTTACTCTTGGTGATGTAGCCGCAAACGTTGTAAGTACTCCACCATCCCAGGGTGGAATTTGTGGTTCTATAGATATAATTACGCTTTTAGCAGGACTAGCCGTAGGCGCTAGTGCTGGATTAGTTCGTAAACACTAGGTTTTAGGACGGCGGTAGCCCAAAGTGGTAGAGGCAACCCGACAAGGGTAGAGTTGCTGGTTCGAATCCAGTCCGCCGCCTTGTAGTTCGGAGAATTATTAAATGAAAGAAAAATGGAAAGATATAAAATGAAAAAACTTAAAATAATAAGAAAAGAGGAATTAAAACTGCGAAAGTTTATCAAAAATAACATAGCTTCGTATGCAAAAAATATAAAAATGAGAGAAAAATTAAATGAAGCTTTATTGGCCGATAGTTTATTAATCTGGGTCACGGGTGATTGTAAGTGGACACCATCGAAAGTGATTTTAAGAGAATAGTAAATGGGCGCTTTTATTGATTTAACGGGAAAGATTTTCGGAAGATTAACTGTTGTTTGTCGAGACGGCGTTTATAAAAATGGAAATATTATTTGGATATGTTTATGCGAATGTGGAAAAAAGAAAAGGATTCTTGGTCATAGTCTTATAACAGGAAACACCAAAAGCTGTGGATGTCTAGGCATCGAAACAAAAAGTAAAAATGGAAAATTAAATATTAAACATGGTTATTCAAATAAAACATCTATAACATATCAAACATGGACCGCCATGACGCAAAGGTGTAACGATCCAAAGGCCATAAATTATAGAGATTACGGAGATAGAAAAATCAAAATATGTTACAGGTGGTCTAGTAAAAATAAAAAAGGATTTGAGAATTTTCTTGAAGACATAGGGAAAAGACCAAGCAAATATTATTATATTGATAGAATTGATAACAATAAAGGATATTATAAATTAAATTGTAGATGGACTACATCCGAGGTTAATAGCCGTAACAAAAGAAACAATTTGTCATTTACCTACAATGGGAAAACACAACTGTTAATAGAATGGGCGGAAGAATATAGGATTAATTATCATACATTGTGGTGTAGAATTTATAGATACAAATGGTCAATAGAAAAATCCTTAACATTTTCTAGGGAGAAAAATAAATGACCGAGAAAACTAAAAAATACCTAAGAAATGAAGAAAAAGAAATTCAAACGCCGGAAGATCTAAATATGACCAACAAACTATTAGAAATCGTAAACACGATAAATGATAAACTTTCTCCAAATGAACGTGGAGAATTTTTTAATGGCAATTTTAATACTAGGGAACAACTAATCGACCAGTATTTGGACTTCGTTAGACTGACCCTGAAATATTTATTGTTTGATAACGAGGCATTAAAACGAGAAATCATGGAGTTACATAGCATATTAGAGGATAATAATGACGGATGCGATCTTGCGAGCTAAAAATGAAAACATTAATCCTTATTGATCTTCAAAATTATTATATGACCCAGGTTCCGGAAAAGGAAAGAAGAAAAATAATTAAAAATGCGACAAGATTAGCAAGAGTTTTTATGACTAACGCTTGGCCAATTATAGTCGTTATGTACGAAGGTGTTTTTGATGATGTTGATAATGACATAATCCAGGAAATGAAAGATATTCTTCTTTATAAGAACTCTGTCCTTGTAGGAAAAAATAGGCCAGACGGAAGCGAACAAATCTTAGATCAAATTGATCTCCATAGATGGCCGCTACA